TAGTAGTCGTACAACTAAATCATTAGTTGTAACCAAGTTGTGACTTGATCTTCAGATCAAGATCAAAGTCACTGATTGCGCACGTCATACCAACTGCGGGGTGGCTGCGCGTGACCGCTCTTGTGGGCTTCAGTTGGTACGTATCAACTGGTCTACCGTGTCACAACATGCATCATTCATTCGCTCGCCCGTGTATGAATGTACGCACATTCACTCGTATGCACTGAACATACGCGCTAGGCTGGTACCGCTTCCACCAAGATCAGGAGTGCACATGAAGACCAAGACGTTGCCTGCGCTTCCGCCCTCGCTTCGGCGGATCCTTCTGGTCGTCCTCCCGCTGATGATGCTCATCAGCTGCTCGGTCAACGCGGTGAGGCTCTTTCACCTGGGTGAGCTGATCAAGCTCAGCTTCCTCGCCTGGACTCTCCCGGCTTCTGTGGTCACTTATGAGCTGGTGTCCACCCTCGTCTTCTTCATCACGCCCAGGGAGTACACGGACCTGCGTGCTGCGGCTCGGAGAGGCTTCGTCATCGGTATCGGGATGAGCCTCGTATTTGTGATCATCTACGGACTTGTGGATGAGGGGATCATTCCGAACAATCCGATCCTTCGCATCGTCCTGGACCCCATTCCCACGCTCGTGACGGCCGCGCTACTGCACATGGCCGTCATCGTCTACTACGCTGCCTATGCAGTCGCGGAGACCAACGCCGCCGCTCAGACGATCCCTCAGACGCTTGAGTCGGCTGAGCGACTGGCTGAGATGGTGTCGGAGGCTGCTGGCTTGGAGGATGGGATGGACCGCGTCACGCAGCCGGACAACGACTCCGCGACCATCCAGATTCCTGACCACCCCGAGCTGATCGGGAAGGCCGTGGATGTGCCTGAGAATCAGGTGAGTAGGGCTAACGAACAGCTCACTATCGGCCTCAACCAGATCTCCGGACTTCATGAGATGCGGGATCGGCCGAACATCCCGCGTGTGTCTGCGGAGAATCTGGAGATCGCTCGCAAAATCGTCGCGGAGTGGATTGCCTCTGGAAACGACCTGGAAAAGCTGATGGCCACGGAGGACGTTTGCCAGCGTTTCCCCAACATCGGCAGGCGTCAGGTGTGCAACGCCCTTAGGCTTGCCAAGATGGAGGCCAAGGGAGAGGTGCCCGTGGCGGCGTAGCGGAACAAGGGCAGCGGGAGGTAGCGTGGAGATCTTCAGAATCCAGCCCAGGCACGTGGTGGACGGGTATACGGCAGACAGGCGTACACGTCTTTGTCTGCCGTACCCGTACTACGCGGACAGGGACGGGTACATAGGCCATCAGGACATCTGGAAGGGGGAGCCCTTCCGGCTGATTGGTTTCTCAGAAACCACAGGTGGGAAGATCGCCATCTGGTGGCGAGAGGCGGTAGAATGCCTTACCTCTGGAGATCCGGGTCCTGACAACAGATTCGAAGGGCTGTATCTCGTCACGGCAGACGACCACGGCCACTGGTACACTAACGCGAAGATCCGCGTCCACGTCGTGGAGCTTCTTGAACTGCAGACGCTTCCTGCGTGACTCACACGCTTACAGACCCCGGTCTCCGGCCGGGGTCTTTCTGCTGTGCTACGATGTGGCAGTCATCGCGCACTACTGAAGAAGGGGGCGAGGAGGGATATGGACGCAGTAGAGCGTGTCAAGACCTACTTTGACAGGAAAAATGGGGAGGCTGCTTTCGCGCCTCCCGGATCTGACGTGCGTATGATGGTGCACCTTACTGTATCTATGGGTCGCCATGTTGGGGAGATTCGGGAGTATGTGCGGCGTCCTCCCAGTAACGGAGATCTGGAAGAAACACTGGTCCCTATTCATGGTGTTGTAGTTGACCCGGAAAACCTGATCCCTCTGGCTAATGCCCTTTTGAAGATGGCACGAGATCTTGGGATTGATGATCACGGCGAGGGGGGCGAGGGCAATGACGCTAGCAGCAACTAAGGTCGTACCTCGTTACTGCGTGTCCTGCCGTCGCTTCATCGGATACGCAAATACCAGTCGGTATACAATGTATTGCAGAGACCCCTTCTGCTTGGTTCGTGGTCCGCTTCCCTGTAAGGAAGAAAACGCTGATGTGTATCCCTTTGTCCTTCACGCACAGGATTCGTGGGGAATGACACCGGGAGAGGTAGAGGCAGCAACGCTTGGGGAAGTGACGCGGAGCCAGGCTAGGTCATTCGCCGTTGTCCGCAACAGACGTGTAGAGCAGTACTGACCTCATAAGAGCCGACGCATTATAAAGCGTCGGCTCTTTTTTCATACCCTCGTAATGACCGCCATTACGAGGGTATGAAAAGTGTCAGAAGTCGAACTCGAAGAGTATTACGACGACGAAGTTGTAGATGAGTATTCGGATGACGATGAGCGTTTAGCAGAACTGGACAGTGGTGTCCCTCTCGACGAGATTTCCCAGAAGACCGTAGACAAGATCGTCGAGAAGATGCTCATCGTCGTCGACGAGCTGTCCGGAAATCCCCTTTATCCCTACCAGCGTCCGCTTGCCGCCCGGATTATCGAGTCCCTCATCATCAATGACGGTGCGAGCATCACTGCCCTGTTCAGCCGACAGTGCCTCGATGGGGACACGGTGGTGTTCAGGCAGGACGGTACGGCAGTGCGGCTTCGCAACCACGAAAAGGCGTTCAAGACAGGCGTGAAGCCGACCAAGCGCTACAAGATCCGGGGTGGGGGAGAGGTCATCATGACAGACAACCATCCTGTGCGAACCCCGGACGGATGGGTGGCTGCCGGTTTCCTGAAGCCTGGTGATTACATCTCTGTCGCTCAGGGCGTTGCGCAGTGGCCTGGAATTAACAAGATCGACCGTACGATCTACGTCGGGAGGCACAATACTCCTCGTCATGTCATCGAAGATGTAGACGAGGACTTTGCCCGCTTTCTTGGCTATATGACCACCGACGGATCTATACGCCACGGACAGAGCATCAAATTCACCAACAATCGAGACGTGTATCTCGATGAGATGTCCGCCATTGTCCGGCGGCGCTGGGGGATCGAAGCCAAGCGTTACCGTAAGGGGAACGGATTCGATCTCTTGTTCACCTCGACCAAGTCCAGTTACGACAATCCGATTCTCGATGCTCTCCACGCCATTGAATGGGACCACGGATTCCCCCTGGACGTTTTCCGCTGGTCTGCAGACATGGCGTGTGAGTTTGTGAACCGGGCGTGGTCTGGTGACGGCTGCATCACCATGAAGAAATCGGGTCCCGATATCTTCCTGGCTTGTGGTAACGATGAGATTTATGCTCGGTATTGGCATGCTCTGCTGCTGAAGTTCGGTGTGATGTCTACTGTGAAGCCTGAGAGGCATGCCAAAGGCACGAGCACTTTCTACCGTCTTGTTGTCGGGAATGGGGCTCGTAATGTCCGCCGGTTTTTTCAGGCGTTTGGGCTGATCTACGGTAAGGAACAGCAGTCCATTGACGCCATCGACTACTTCGCCCGTAAGGCTCTCCGCCCAAATGGTAAGGGCCGCGCCGAACGAAAAGTTTATAAGGAACACGGTTACGGACCGGATAACGAGTACCTCGTTTGGGCAAAGATCATCGATATCGAAGACGCAGGTGAGCGTGAGGTCTTCGATATGACAGTCGATGGCAAGGGATGGTTCATCGCCAACGGAGTACAGGTCTCAAATTCAGGAAAATCGGAGACAGTGGCCAACACGGTGGCTGCCGTAATGATCATGTTCCCTGTGTTGGCCAAGGTCTATCCGAATTTGATGGGCCGGTTCTCTAAGGGCGTTTGGGTCGGCGCTTTTGCTCCTGTAGATGACCAGGCAGACAACCTTTTCGGCCGAATCGTCAGCAGGCTTACGAGCGACCGCGCTATCGCGCTGATGAACGACCCTGATATCCAGGACGGCATCAAAGCTCGTGGCCGGACAGTGACGCTGAAATCCGGCTCTCTTGTCCGCAAGCAGACGTGTCACCCTCGCGCCATCATTGAGGGCCGCACCTACCATCTCATCCTTGTGGACGAGGCGCAGGGCGCTGATGACCGGATGGTGCTCAAATCGATCGTGCCCATGGCGGCGAGCACCAACGGAACCTTTGTTTTCACCGGGACTCCGACCTACACCCGGAATTTCTTCTATGACTTCATCCGGAAGAACCGGATCGAACAAGCTCAGAAGGGGAAGCGCCAGAACCACTTCGAAGCAGATTACCGGGAAGCCAGCAAGTACAACCCTTCATACGCCAAGCATTGCCAGCAGCAAATCCGGAATCTCGGCTACGACAGCGACGATTTCAAGTTGTCGTACCGCCTGGTGTGGCTGCTCGAACAGGGAATGTTCACCACCTCCGAGGTTCTTGAGACCCTGGGGGACCGCAGTATGGAGCTGGTGCGTGCGTGGCATCGCAGCCCGGTTGTCGTTGGCATTGATCCTGCCCGGAAACAGGACAGCACCGTCGTCACCGTCGTCTGGGTGGACTGGGACAACCCAGATGAATTCGGCTACATGGAGCACCGCATTCTCAACTGGCTAGACCTTCGCGGTGTCGATTGGGAGACGCAGTACTTTCGGATAGTTGATTTCCTCAAGGACTACAACGTCCATCAGATCGGAATTGATGTCGGTGGTGTCGGAGACGCTGTGGCAAGCAGGTTGAAGGTCCTGATGCCACACGCAGAGATCATCGAAATGGGGTCCCAGCGTTCTGACCAGTCCAAGCGCTGGAAGCACCTGATGCAGCTGATCAACCGGCGCAAGCTGGTTTGGCCTGCGCACTCCAGAGTCCGGCGTACGCGTGTGTACAACCGTTTCATCGAGCAGATGAGGAATCTTGAGGTCGAGTATGTCGGGCCGTACATGCTCGCCAAGGCTCCCGATATTTCTGGCGCGTATGACGACTACTGTGACTCCCTAGCGCTGGCATGCGCATTGACCGCTGAACACCAGATGCCGGAAGTGGAAGTCACTACGAATCTTTTCTACAGCTGATTGCCATTACCAGATTAAAAACGCGGATTTCTATGCTGAAATTGACCAGTAGTTGGGCGGCGCAAGCCCCGGCCTGAAGACCGGGGTAAGCCGCATCCTCCCCGCTGGACGAGCGGAGAGGTTAAACGCCTGTGGAGGGTCCATAAGACCCTCCGCTAGACGGAGGGCAGGACCCGTTGAAGCAGGAACCCACCGGAGCGCGGCTCACGCCGCGCAGGAGGAATCCCCGGCCTTCAGGCCGGGGAGGACGTCAAAGTTCCGCGCGAAAGAGAATTTGTGATGGCTGACCCGAACCTGACTTCTCCGATCGCCCCCGCTCCGCAATATCCGGAGCGCATGACTCCCGTGTGGGAGCGCAAGTTTACCGATAACCCGGTTCGTCGTGGTCCTCTGCGTTTCCAGGAAGGACTGGGGACTGACCGCGACATCCCAGCTGCCTTTGCTGAGGGCGTGATGCAGGGTTACCGGACCGCTCCTGGGCGGCCGAACCGCAATGCCAAGGTCGATACGAAGTATCCGCAGGAGACTCTTGCCGAGCGTGCGCACGCCGGTAGCGCTGCCTGGGTTGAGGCTCCGACTTTCCGTAACGAGTTCGCCCACGGCGCTTTCTCAGACCAGGCGACTCTGCGGTTTGAGACTGCAATCCGCTCCGGGCAGCACTACCTTCGTCAGAACCCTGCCCAGGTCTGGGACTGATAGGAAAGTTATGAAGAAGAAGCTCTCCCTGGCTATCCTTGGCTGTCTCGTCATCCTGCTTGGTATCGGCGGCGCTGCACTGGCGTCCAGCAAGCTCCGCTCCGGTACCACGGCGGCTTTAGTCAAGGAACCCAATTTTTACGGCGCGTGTGTGAACCAGAAGACTGGTTACATCAGGCTGCTGGAGCGCACCAACCCGATCAAGTCCTACTGGGGTGCGTGCAAGCAGGATGGCTCTGAACGATACGTGTCGTTTGTGTCGGCTGTTGGCCTGAACGGCTCTATGTCCAAGGTGGCATCCCAGGTGGAATCGGTCGCGCAGAAGGTCACTGCTGCGATCCCGTCCCGATTCACGCTGGTGAACGGTGACCACAAGATGGTGTGTAAGCCGCGCAAGAAGAGCGTTAGCGAGTTTGTCTGCCGGGTGCCGAAGGCCAAGAGCGATACCACTGACAACGACAACAACAACAACCAGGGCAACCAGGGCAATCAGGATAATCGGGACGATTCCGGCAACGAGCAGCAGTCTGGCTCGTGATTCCGGCTGTACGGCGCACCTGGCGGCATCCGGGTGCGCCGTATTACTTTTTCATAAAGGTCCTTGTGTTGCAGACGTATACGACTCATCATGTAGGTATGAAGGACACCGCCGAAGGCATCGCTCCTGGTCCCCACTTCGGGGAACTTACGGTCATGAGCTTTACCGGAAAGGGCAACGGATACCGGGCAACCTGCCGCTGCTCGTGTGGTGCAGAGGTCAAGGTTCGCATTCGTGACCTGGTCTTTGGTTTTGTAACAGCGTGCAAAGCATGCTCAACTCACAGGATGCCAAGAATCGAGCCGCCGAAAGGCTTCTGTGAGTATCAAGACTGCACGTCTGGTGCGCAGCCTACCATTGTTGACGAGCAGGTATTCTCCTTCGCGTACGGATCCTGGTTCTGCTCACCAGAGTGCCGGGAGAAGGAGCAGTCCCGCCGTCAGTGGATCGCCATGAGGAAGTTCAAAAAAATCCTGCGAGGGACTTTTGAAACGGCACTGCTGACGGAAGAACCACCCACCTTTGGCCGTCTGAAGGTGATTGGAGCAAAAGAGAACAGGAGTCACAAGAGAGGCTTCCGGACCATTATCTGTCGCTGCGAATGCGGGGAGGTCGTGGAAGCACTACTCTACAAATTGGTCTCCAAGCAAATCACCGGATGCGACACGTGCGCACCTATCACTACGAAGAAGTGCTCAGGATGCTTCCGAGATCTGCCGTTTGAGGAGTTCCACCGGAACAAAACGCTGTCCGACGGGTACAACTCGCGCTGCAAGAAGTGTGTAGGAGTCCCGGCTAGCGTCCTCAGAGAGAGGATCGCTCCACCTGAGGATGCCAAGTGCGGATACACCTACTGTGACAGCGGAGAATATCCCACAATCCTCGCGAACTTCAGAAACTCCATCATCTATGGAGAGTGGTTCTGCTCCATACAGTGCCGGGATAGGGAAGCCCGCCTTCGTCATCGCACCGTGAAGCGCCTCAACGGTCTGTGGACCGCAGACTGATGCTGCGACTTGCTGACGCGCCCGGTGAAGATGCCGGGCGCGTCAGCTTTCGCTTTGGGCGGTTTGTTGCGATTTGATGAAGGTGGCTGGAACAAGGGGAACAGCAGCGTAGCATGATGGCCATGGACACCATTAATGGTCCGCACTTTGGGTGGCTTACGGTCATCGCCAGCGATCCGACATACGCTTATGTTCGCTGTCGGTGCAGATGTGGGGCGATTATCAATGCCCGAATTTGGGATCTGGTGACTGAGCGCATCACTATGTGCTTTGGATGCCGCATCAAGAATCCACATTTAGGGATCGCCCTTCCTGAGCGTGATATCACCAGATGTGCGCACGAAGGGTGTCTGTCCGGTAGCAAGCCGACAATTCTTTGCGATACTGCACACTCCTATGTCTGGGGAGAGCGGTTCTGCTCCAAACAGTGCCAGGAAAAAGAATCAGCGCGCCGGAAGTGGCTAGCGTTCAACGTCTTCCGCAAGGTGGTTATTGGGGAGGGAGCACAGCTCGCTATCTTTGACGACACTCCGCATACTTTCGGATACCTCACTATTCAGGAGCTGTATGACCAGCCCGGCAGAAAACGGTATAACCGCATAGCCGTCTGTCGGTGTATCTGTGGAGCAACTGTTGAGGTTCAGTTGTTCCGGCTCATCCGGCGTCAGGTCACTGGCTGTCTGTCTTGTGCGCCTGTCACGTCAAAACGTTGCAGCAAGTGCTTTGAAGATCTTCCGATTTCCGAATTCGGACCGGACAAGCGCAACTGGGACGGCTTGCAGCCGTCATGCCGGAAGTGTGCGAGAACACCTGCATCTGAAGCACGTCAAAGGCTCGTACCGCCTCCTGATGCACGATGCGCTCGAACGCTATGCCTGAGCGGAAACCCAGTTAGGGAAATCTCCCTCAACCGCAACAGCATCGTCTATGGGGAGTGGTTTTGTTCGCGTGAATGCATGATGAAAGAGAAAGATCACCGCAAGAGGCTGATCATGGCCATCACAGGTTATTGGGACAGGGTCTGATTCTCGCCTAGCGTAAGCTATTACAACCTGCTGACGCATCCGTCATATGCTGAAAATTGGCATATGACGGGTGCGTCTTTTTATGGGCGCTAGATACGGGTAGGATCGGGCTTTGTCCATAGCATTCTATCCGCCCTCGCAGCGGGCGGCCGGATCGGATCTGGCGATTTCGATTTCGCCCCTCGGTCTGGTCGAACTGGCTGACGAGGAATTCGAAATGCATGGACCCAGGCTCAATCGATATGCCATTAACTGGGCCTTCTACCTTGGGCACCACTGGGCATATCGCCGGGAGCCTGGCGAAGCCATGCTGACCTTCAACTACGCCCGCGCTCTTACGAACTTCCACATCAATTTCTGCTTCTCGCGCGGGGTTACCTTCCAGAGTGCCAAACAGTACGAACACATCGTGCCTGCCCTTCTCAACAGGATCTGGGAAACCGACAACAATAAGATGGAAATCCTGCGTGAGATCGGGCAGCAAGGCGCTGTATCGGGCGACATGTTCGTGAAGGTCGCATATGATCCCCCGTGGGAGGACCCCGCAGGCAATTACCACCCTGGCCGCGTCCGCATTTTGCCGATTAATTCGTCATTCGTTTTCCCTGAATGGCACCCTCATGATCGGGAGCGAATGATTCGATGCAAGATCAAATATCGCTTCTGGTCAACCAGTCTTGAGGGTACGCGGCAGGTCTTCACCTACACCGAGGTACTCACGGACGACACGATTGAGGAGTACGTCAACGACGACCTCATCGATCGTCGACCGAATCCTCTTGGGATGATTCCGATCGTTCACGCCCCGAATTTGACGGTATCCGGGTCTCCGTGGGGTCTGAGCGATATCCAGGACATCATTCCCCTCAACCGTCAGTACAACGAGACCGCGACCCAGGTAGCCGACATCATCGCCTACCACGCTGCACCGGTCACCATCATCACCGGTGCCAAGGCGACCAATCTTGAGAAGGGTCCCAAGAAGGTCTGGGGCGGTCTGCCGAAGGATGCCAACGTCTTCAATCTCGAAAACGGTGTTGACCTCTCCGGACCGTTGCAGTTCATGGAACTGCTCAAGCGCGCAATGCACGAGATGACCGGAGTTCCTGAAACTGCCCTTGGTCAGATTCAGCCGGTTTCCAACACCTCTGGCGTCGCGCTCAGCATCCAATGGCAGCCCGCTGTGAATAGGCGCGAGGAAAAACTCGTAAACGTCACGCGCCTCCTCCAGAAGGTCAATGAGCTGGCTCTGCGAACGCTGTTCATCTATGAGCCTGAAACGCTCAAATACGACCCCAGCACGGACGGAATCATCCGTGAGGGTCAGCCTACGGAGATTGATCCGACCGATCCGCTGGTCTACCAGACCGTTTGCGAATGGCCGGATCCGCTTCCCGTCGACAATCTGATTAAGCTTAACGAGATCCAAGCCAAGATGGCTTTGGGCCTCGAATCCAAGCGTGGTGCGCTTAAGGAACTTGGTGTCGAATTCCCGGATGAGAAGATGCAGGAAATCTTCGAAGAGCTTGTCCTGGACGCCAAGGAACAGGGCGCACTCGATATTCTCAACGCGCAAATTGCTGCTGCTATTGTGGAAATGACAGGGATGAATCCCGATGGTTCGCCCCTTGACAATTCCACACAGCAAAACAAGACGTCCCCGCAATCCGGCAGCACTGATTCGAACCCTGCGGGTCCGATGCCGAGAAGTAATCCGCTCACCGCTGAGCTGGCAGGACTTCTTGGAAATCAGGAAAAGCGTCTGATGACAGAACTCGTGACACAGGCGTACGGTACCAAATTGCCGCAGCGCCGAAATCCGGACGCAGATGACTAGCAGGAGATGAGACAGATGGACCAGCCGAACAGTGGCATCCCGCAGCAGCCCATTCAGGCTGCAGAGCAGATGCAGGTTATGCAGGGCGCGAGTGCAGTGCCGCCGACTCCCGCGCCGACGCCTCAGGTGGTAATCCAGGATCAGCCGGTTGCTCCGGCAGCCCCTGGTGCCGTGCCGACTCCTACCGCTCCCGTGTCTCCGCAGAGCCAGATCTTCACTGCTGAGGACATTGAGAATGCTCGGAGGCAGGAGAAGGAAAAGCTCTACAAGGAGCTGGAGCGCTACCGTTCTCAGGTCAAGGAGCTGCAGGAGAAGGTCAAGACGTGGGAGGAGGAGCGTCAGGCTCAGCTTCGGGCCGCTGAAGAGGAAGAGCGTAAGCGGCGTGAGGCCGAGATGGACGTTCGGCAGCTCCTGCAGGAGAAGGAACGTGAGTGGGAGCAGCGCTTCAAGCAGCTGGAGGCTGAGCGCGAGGCTGAGAAGGCCGCTCTGGAGAAGGAAAAGGAATTCGCCCGCCTGCAGTCCTACATCCAGCAGCGTGCCCGCGAGGAGCGCGACGCCAACAGGATCGCTCCTGAGCTGATCGACCTCATCAACGGCAACTCCATCGAAGAGGTGGAGCGTTCCATTGAGATGCTTAGGGAGAAGACCAACGCGATCCTGCAGAGCGTGGCAGCTCAGGTTCCTCAGACTCCTGGGCGGGGTGTCTCTTCCGCTGGATATACGCCTACTGGACCGCTGGACAACCAGCCGACGGATTACGTACTCACACCCGAGAAAATTCGGTCCATGTCAATGAATGAATATGCCAAGATTCGGCCGTACATTTTTGGTAACAATGCCCAGTCCGGCCAGGGCAAGGGCCTTTTCGGGTAAGGAAGGATAAATGCCTATCGGACTCCCTGCGACCAGTGCAATCACTGGTACGCCTAACCTGACCACTAACGTCACTGGCTCCGTCTACGCCGCTGGTAGTAACCTCTCTCCTGCTATTCAGGAGCTGTGGAGTAAGGAGATTCTCTTCGCGGCGATGCCCGTGCTGCGTTTTGAGCAGTTTGCGGTCAGCTTCTTCGGCCGCCTCGCATGGTGACATGCGAGTGAAAACCGCGCTGTATCGGTGAACCCCTCCAAAATATGGGGAATACCGAGGGAACCCGTGTCGGGGACTCCGTAGAGACTGCACGCGCGGCAACTCCAATAGGGCCGCTGAATCGACACAATTTGGCGGAACTGGAGTTGAAGATACAGTCCGAACTTGCGGGATGGTAAACCGCAAGAGCCGGGCAGAAATGACCCGGCCGCCGCCTTCTGGCGGAGGTAACAGAATTGCAAGAAGACTGAGCTGGGCGTCGCCCCCGGTTTGACCATTAATTTCATGCGCTACAACAACCTTCCGCCTGCCTCGCAGCTGACGGAAGGCGTGCGCATGACCACCTATGCGCTCAGCGCGAGCCAGTTCAGCATTACCGTCGCTGAGCACGGTCTGGCGGTCGCGGTTTCCGAGCTTCTGCTCAACGCGTCTTTTGATGATGTAATGGCCTCCGCCTCCAGGCTACTGGGGCGTAACATGGCGCAGTACCTGGATACCAGCGCGCGCGACACCCTGCTTCAGGCATCCAGCGTGCTGTATGGTTACAACAAGTTTGACACGACCGCTAACAGCAACCGTACGGTTCTTTCTCCGTATGACCTCGGTACCCACGCCACCAGCCGTGCGGGCCTTACCGGCAAGTACTACTTCACCTCGGCTCTGGTGAAGGACGCGGTTGAGACTCTTGCGAGCAAGAACATTCCGCGGCTCGGTGAGACCTACGTCTGTTTTATCCATCCGAGGCAGTCGCGTCGTCTTCGTGACGATCCGACCTGGATCGAGACCACCAAGTATGCCTCTCCGGGCAATTTCGCCCTCGGCGAGGTGGGCAGGATCGACGACGTGGTCTTTATCGAGACTACGCAGGTCAATGAAATTTACAACGATCCTAACCTGCCGGAGGAACAGCGGGCCAAGGTGTTCCAGGCCATCATGATCGGTGACAACGCTTTTGGTCACGCAATTTCGCTCCCGGTTGAGCTTCGGGATGGGGGCGTGCTTGACCATGGGCGCGAGCACTCGATCGCTTGGTACGCGATTTGGGGTCTCGGGCTTATCACGGATAGTGCGGTTTGCATTCTTGAGACGAACTGAGCTTCCGCAGGTCAGGAAGTATGTCGATCTTGCGGAAACGCGAATTGGTGCTCAATTCTGGGACTGGCCACTAGCCTGATATTGCCGTTCACGAGACGGTACTGAAACGAAGGTCCGGCTCTCGGAAAACCGTGGGCCGGATCTTTGTGTTACAACAATCAGCTTCGTTTCCACCACACTCATATATGTACGTGTGTGAGTGAAAAGACGGAGCTGAAAATTGGCTGCATCTAGGAAGTCGCCCCGGGACTACACAGGCCGTAAGGCTCAGGAGCTGGCCGAGAAGCACGCTAAGGAAATTGAGGCGATGCAGGGTCGTCTGACCACCGTCGCCGTTCCCGAGATTGAGTCTGAGGAAGTTGTCGAAGACAACACTCCGATTGAGGTCGGTTCAGACATGGTGAAGATGCGTGTCAATACCGACCTTGAGGACGTCACGATCGGCCAGGGAAACAACTTCACCTTCTACCGGAATCGGATCTACACCGTTCCGAAGTGGGTTTACAACCACCTGGACGAGAAGGGGCTCGTGTGGCACTGACCAAGATTGAGCCTGGCGCGTCCTACAGGCTGATTGATGACTATGGCTTTGGTCCGGGGTCTATTCCTGCCGGGGCCGATCTTAAGGTGACCGGAATTTATCCTCCCGGGACCCCTGGAATCGGCTACTGCGTTGAGGACACGGTGCTTGCTGAATACGAGCGTCCGGACGGTCCTCCGCAGGCGATTGCAGTTGCCAAGTCCGTCTTTGCGCAGATGGTGAAGGCGGTGTGACGTGGCCGGTAATCCTACTACTGTTGGCGCGCAGGCTCTCGTTGACTTTCTGACGGGCCGTGCCGTTGCCTGGGAAGAGCGTGACGTTTACCTTGCGCTGTGCACGAGCCTCCCGCCGGACAACGTCAGCCTGTCATCTCTTCCTGAGGTGACCACCCCTGGGTATGCACGGCAGAAAGTGACCTGGGGCGCTGCGTCACCGTCTCGGCCTAGTGTGGCGAGCAATTCAGCTGTTGTCACATTCGGGCCTATGACCGATGACATGAGCGTCCCCGTCACTCACGCCGCTCTCGTAACCGCTCAGACGGGTACAGCCGGGGACGTGCTTTTCATCTGGAGTCTGGACACCACGCAGCAAGCTGTAAACGGACAGGCGTTGCAGATCGCCATTGGAAAGCTGACGATTTCGCTCTCCTGAGAGACTGCCCGGTTCCCTTCGCTACCGCCGGGATGGAAAAAAGAAGACCCCGGGTACTTGATGCCCGGGGTCTTCTGTGCAGTGGGTTCAAGCCTTGAAATATGCCCTTGCGGAACCGATGACGGCAACGACGCCGCCGACGATGAACTCTAAGATGATACCGACGGCAAGGGCAGTAGACACGTCCTCGTATCCAGCTCGCTTCACCAGCATGGTGATGATGAGCGTCACGAACGCCAGAGCGATGGTGACGCCGGACGTGATTGAGAAGAACGAGATGGCAGCCGCCACACCACGAGCGGGACGCTCATAGGCGGGTACACGCTCCAGGATTGGGTTCCCAGCCGAGTCATACATGAGCTCCCCAGTGTACGGGTTTGTCAGGTGCCGATACTGGGGGTTACCCATGTTGTGCAGTAACTCAAGCCCGGCAACAACCCCAAGGCTCTTAGCGACGTCTTCCGGGCCGGGGAACGGCACGTTGGACATGGCTCCTCCTGCATCTTGGTGGTGTCTACTTCCAAGATACCCAATTCGGTAGAGCTATACCAGATTGCTGCCGGTTTTTTGGACAATTGTTATATGGCCGATATTGCTGAGATCCGCTCCCGCGTCAGGACGGCGCTGGGGGATCTCGGCGACCGATTCAGCCTCACGCTCGCTGGCGGTCAATCCAGCTACCAGCTTGGATACCGCCGGGTCAGTGACCTAGTCGTACACGAGCTGTCCGGGTCCACGGTGTCCGAGATCCCCCCAGATGGGTATGAACTGGACGCATACGACGGTATCATCCGTTTCCCGGAGCCGATTCCTGACAACCACAGTCTGCTGATAACCGGTCGTGAGCACGGGCTTTTCACCGATAACGAGCTGGACCGGTACATCGACACTGCGGTCAAGAAGCACTGCTACGAGCGTGAGACGGTAGAGCGCAAGCGAAACGAGAAGGGCTTCATCGTCTACGAGCGCACCCCCATCACTCTGGAGAACCTTCCAGAGATTGAGGAAAGTGCCCTTGTCATCCTCGCCACCATAGAGGCTCTATGGGATCTGGCCACGGATGCTGCCACGGACGTAGATGTCTGGACGGCTGAGGGCACGCACCTGTCTCGTGCGCAGCGCTACAACCAGCTGATGCAGCATCTGGACGTGCTGACTCAGCGGTATCAGACGCTGTGCCAGCAGCTGAACATTGGCCTCAACCGCATTGAGGTCTACACGCTCAGGCGTGTCAGCTACACCACTGGCCGACTTGTACCGATCTTCCGTGAGCGGGAGTACGACGAGGTCGGGCCGGGCGCATGGCCGAAGCGGCTGCTGCCGCCCATCGACAGCCCGAACGAAGACGAATCCGGAATCCCGTCCCCGATTGCTGGTGGCTGGGGGCCGTGATGGCACGACTGGACCACAAGAAGGGCCGATTCGACGTCGAATACGAATCCGACGAAATAGACGGCGCGCTTCACGGTTACCAGGGTATCTATGGCCAGTCTGTCCTGTACTACAAGTACCTGAAGGACAGTAGCCAGTTTCACGCTGTCTACGGGGAGCCGACCGGATCCGGCCGGATTTTCCAGCCGCCTGAAGCGATTCCTGTCCTTAGCGTTGTCCGTGAAGAGGGGAGCGCAGAGCAGCTGGACGGCGGTCTGTACTGGACCGACACCCTGCACCTATCTGCGTCTTTCGCGCAGCTCACTAAAGCTGGCCTGACACAGCTGGACATCGTTCACGGCCGTTATCTCAATGACCGACTCGGCTATGACGGCCGGATTTGGAAAGTAACTCGCATCGCAGTTCTTGGACAGATCACCAAGAGAGACTTCATTGTCGGTGTTGACGCCGTCCAGATGAAGGGCGCGGATCTCACTGAGGATCCGCAATTCGCGGACTGGGCAAATGTCAACGTCGATATTGGCGACGGCTCCACGATCGATCTCCCGGACTGGACGATCAATATCCCAGAGATCCCTACAACCCTGCCGTCCGGAGATCCGATTGTCAAGGTGTTCAAACAGAACACCCCTGCATCCACGTGGATTATTGCACACGGGCTCGGCTACAAGCCGCACGTAACACTACTCGATACCAGCGATCAGGAGATTCACACGGATGTCCACCACTTGGATGACAACACAATTTCAGTCGTCTGGTCACAGCCTACGAGCGGTACCGCACTGCTTACGTGAGAGGGTTTGAATGGCAGTCAAGTTCGGGAATGGGATAGATCTCGATAACAACCGCATCATTAATCTCGCTGATCCTTCGGCACCGACCGATGCGGTGAACAAGCAGTACACGGATGCGCTTGTCCGTGGACTTTCCTGGAAGCAGGCAGTTAAAGCCGCGACCACCACGAGCGGTGATCTTTCCAGCTCCTATGAGGCTGGGGACACACTGGATGGCGTTATTCTCCAGGCTGGTGACCGGATCCTAATCAAGGACCAGGCAAACGCTGCTGAGAACGGTATCTATATTGTCCAGGAATCTGGTGCTCCGACCCGTGCTCCTGATGCCGATTCTTCCGATGACCTTCGTGGCGCTACCGTCACCGTGCAGATGGGGACGGTCAATGCTGACAAGGTCTATCGCCTGATCACGGACAACGTCACTGTTGATACGACAGAGCAAATCTGGACGGAGATCGGCGGTGCCGCCCCGTCGTACTCGGCCGGTAATGGTCTTGTAGAAAACCCGGCCCGGGTTTTCAATGTTGGCGCTGGCGACGGTATTACGGTCAGCTCAAACAGTGTCTCTCTTTCGTCCACTGTTGCCGGTAACGGTCTTTCCTACTCGTCTGGAATTCTCAACGTCAACACTGGTACCGGGCTGGTTGTTGAAGCTGATGCCGTAGCGATCGATGTCAATGTCGTCACCCGGAAAATGGCGGCGAACATCGGCAATGGTACGGCTACCACGTTCCAGGTGAACCATAATCTTGGAACCAGAGATGTGCAAGTAAAGGTCCGATACAACAGCGCGCCATATAGCTTTATCGAAACCGACGTCGACGCAACGGACCCGAACTACGTGACTGTGACGTTCGCCAAACCTCCTGCCAGTAACGAATTCCGGGTGATTGTGTTCGGCTGACATGCTTCGATTCGCAACTGTTCTTGGACTCGATCTCGTCGATACGTCCCCTAATCCGCCCTCTGGTCAGCTTGCGTTTTATGCACGAAACGGCAGGCTGCATACGAAAGACAGTGGCGGCAGCGAGGTAGCCTATGCGACCACCGCTGAGCTGCCGCCGCGTGTCATCCCCTACTCAATAGAAGGGGAGCTGGAGCCGATTGAGGGCAGGCTCAGGCTCTATAACGACAGTGGTCAGCCGTGGAACATCGTGGCTGTACGTGCCACTGTGTCGGAGCCGCCGACAGGAAGCTCGTTGATTGTAGACGTCAACATTGATGGAGAAACCATCTTCACCGATCAGAGCAAGCGGCCGACGATAGGGGACGGGCAGAACACAGCCAAGAGCACGGAGATGTCCGTCACCACCGTGCCAGATGGCTCCTACCTGACAGTGGATATTGATCAGGTGGGGAGTACTACGCCTGGTGAAACCCTAGTCGTGCAGATCACGGTGGTTTGAGTGGCAGTCCGGTTCACCGACGAAACACAGACCTATGAGCGCGAGGTCAACCTTGGCGTTCAGTCTGAGTACACGCTGACGTGCTGGGTCAAGCTCTACTCGGACCGTGATTACTGGAACAGCGTGTGGTGTCTTGCAAACCCCGATTTGGGGGACCACTTTTCCCTTCTTCAGACGGACACCACCGGGACACAAGTGGTATTCATCACCAGCACGCAGTATATGGAAATCCCGATCGTGAATATGCAAGTCGGCACATGGTACTATATCGGAATCTCTATGAGCGGAGAAACCGGTGTAGCCGTGTGGCGTTCCGAGAATGATGAGAATTTCTACATTGTCCCCATCACCAACCAGGGACCGATCAACCACAAGCTATTCCAGATCGGCAAGTCCATCTATGGCGGTGAATGGCTGGATGGTGCAATAACCGGGGTCAAATGGTGGTCTGCAGCACTCACTGACACTGAACTGATCGCTGAAGCGGCCCAGCTGGCTCCGGTTCGCAATGAGGACATCAGGGCTTACTACCTTCTCACGGTTCCGTCAACTGCCGACGATTCCGGGAATGGCTTTGACCTTACCGGTGGCACTGGAGCAACAGAGGTTCCAGGTCCTGATGTGCCAGTATTTTTCGGCCCGAAATACCGGGTCCGTGGCTGGGGTGTAATACCTATCGCTTAAGAACGAGTTTTATCATTCCATGTCACGCTAATTCTATCCTGAATTGTGAGTGTAACTATTCACGATTCAGGTGACCGAAAGTGCCGTGGCTTTTGCGAGAGGATGCCGCCGTCAAGGCGAAGCTTTCTGGCATCTCTATTGCCACGTCCACTGGTCATCGTGACGTTCCGGTTTCGTTTCAATACCCGGAGACCGAAGCGCAAGAAGCTACCTACCCGGCTATTTTGATTGACCGGGTCAGCGTAGAGCGCGCAACCGACCGCGAGCACCGTGGATTCACTGCGGTTCGGTACCGACTAGAAGATCTTCCGAACCCAGGGCCGGACGATGAGTGGGGTTATTTCGGGGACTTCCCGATTCCCTACAACCTTGACTATCAGGTGACTGCGCTCGCCCGTTTCCGGTCGCACCTGGCAGCACTGTGTGAGCGGCTTTCCAAGGGCGACAAGCTTCCTGCCCGGGGAGGCTGGGTTGAAATCCCCGGAATTGATGTGGTGGCGAGCCTAGATGTCCTCAGCGGGCCGGATCAGTCAGTCGTCATAGACAGTGACGGAAAACGACTCTATTCGGCTACCTGGCTGATTCGTGTCTACACGGAGATGTTTCCGTGGGATCCCCAGCGTTACGAGCCGGTTCGTGTTGTTTCCGGTCGTATTCGCGATTTCGAGGACACCAGAACCCTGATGACCTTCGACAGTGAGAGCTGAGGTGCGTCTTGGCAAATTACCTGACTCCGGGCGTCTACGTTGAGGAGAATCTGACTCCTCCCGGTGGCGGCTCCGGTGCGGCGTCCCTCGCGGTTGGCGCGTTTGTCGGACTTGCGCCAAAGGGGCCGACTATTCCGACGCGAGTCCGCACGTGGACGCAGTATGTCAACATTTTCGGCGGTTTTGCTGACACGAGCAGCTACCTGCCGTACGCGGTTTATCAGTTCTTCGCCAATGGCGGTAGCTCCTGCTATGTCGTCCGGGCGACGCGTTCTGACGCTACCGCTGCGACGGCGGACATCATGGACTCCACTCCTGAGGGCGAGGGTCCGGATCCCGAGGGTCCGCTGGTCGCTCTTCAGGTGACGGCACTTGCCGTCGGTAGCTGGGGGAACAACACGCAGGTCCAGATCATCCCCACTGGTGCTCCCGGCGGGCGTTTTGACCTGCACGTGATTGAGGACGGTGTTGTTCGGGAGCGTTTCGGGGACCTCTCCTCGAATCCTAACGATCCCCGCTATGTGATCAGCATCGTCAACTCCCCGTATGCAGGGTCCACCCTCATCAAGCTGGCCAACCCTAAGGTAGCGACGCCCGGCTACGTCTATAATCCCGACACGGACGTCATCCCGGCGCAGACGGTCTCTCTCAGCGGTGGCACCGACGGCAATGCGCCGTACGACTACACGGCCGCTGCAAAGCTGCTGCAGGACGTTCCGAACACCACCTTTGATCTGAACGTCCCAGGCATCTCTGACCCGAACGTACTCAATCCGATCATTGAGTGGGCTGAGCAGACTGGGCGCGTCTTCGTGGTCTGCGACGGTCCCAAGGCAGCTGAGGGTGCGACGTCCTCCCAGGTCATGGCCGGTTACATCGGCATGGTCGAGGGGCCGACCGCGCTCAGGGCGTCCAGCTATGCCGCTGTCTACGGTCCGTGGCTGCTGTGCTCTGACCCGTCGTCCTCCATGTACGGCGCGGTCAAGTGGCTCCCGCCGGGTGGTGCGGTGCTCGGGCAGATGGGCCGTATTGACGTAGTCCGGCACCCGGCGAAGGCTCCGGCTGGTGTTGAATCTGTTCTCCCGAACGTCGTTGCGACCGAAGCGCGGTTCACCGAAACCGAGCTGGACACCCTTTCAGACGCTCACGTCAATGTCATTCGGCTGATTCCTGGCTACGGACACGCGATCTGGGGTGCTCGGACCCTCAAGCGAGAACTTCCGGACAAGTACGTCCCGGTCCGCCGGACGCTGATCTTCCTCCGAAAGTCGCTGGCTGACGAGACTCGGTGGGCTGTTTTTGAGCCGAATGGTCCGGACCTGTGGGAAAAGCTTCGGCTCAACGTCTCCAGCTATCTTTCCCTGCTCCGCAGGGCTGGAATGCTGCAGGGTCAATCGGACTCGCAGGCTTTCTTCGTCAAGTGTGATGGCGACAACAACCCGCAGAGTGAAATCAATGCGGGCCGCGTGAATATCGACGTCGGTGTTGCGCTCCGGTACCCGGCCGAATTCGTGATCATTCGCATCGGCCAGTTCGACGGTGGCACCGATACCACTGAGGAGTCCCTTTTCTAAGGACCGGGGGATAAATGCCTACGCAGACTACTCGACTTAAGGAAGACCCTCTCCGGAGTTTCCGGTTCCGGGTGCAGTTTGGTGACGGTGGTCGCTACCGTTTCGGCACCGGGAATTCGAACTCCACGGTCGAGGGTACCGCTGGGTTTATGAATGTGTCCGGCCTGTCTATGACAACTGAGGTCATTCCGTACCGTGAGGGCGGAATGAATACGACCACTCGAAAGATGCCTGGCCAGTCCGATTTCACGCCGATTTCTCTTTCGCGTGGTCTCATTGTCGGTGAGCCCAGCATGATGCTGTGGATGAATGACCTGTTCGACGCGCTGCAGGGCACTGGCACCACCGGTGGCGGTGGCCAGATCCCTGATTTCCGCGTCAACGTGGACATCTACGTGCTGGCTCACCCGTGGCCGGGTCCGAACCCAATCGCTCTTGCTGGCTGGCGTGTCTATAACGCTTGGCCAACCTCTATTTCCTTCTCGGACCTTGATGCTGGTGCCAACTCCATCATCGTCAACCAGATGACTCTGGCACACGAAGGGTGGACCTTCAAGCTGAATCCGGACATTAGTGGTACTGGCGTGGTTCTGTAATTAAATAGATATGGGAAAACGGCCGGAAGCGGCCGGAACACAGTCGATTAAAAGGAGAAGCAGTGGAACGAATTATTGATCCTAATCCGGTCGCTCCGGCCGCGCCGTTGCTGCCTCCCAATGACCCGGGCAACCAGGCGATTCAGCAGCGTCGGGACCCGTTTGAGGACGCGGTTTCCCCTGTTGAGGACCCGTCTGTCCTCAATAAGGTCGCAGAGGTCCTGAGCAAGGCCATCGGCAACACCACGATGCCCGCTCCCGTCAGTGATGTCGTCGAACTTCCTGTCGGAATCGTGATTGGCGGGAACGTGGTTCGCCATGCCCGCGTCCGAGAGCTTACCGGTATTGATGAGGAAGAGATTGTTCGCGCCTCCTCTACCGGTGATCTTGAGCGATTCGTTGATGCGCTTCTCCGTGGCGTGGTGAGTATAGGCGATAATGTTGCCTCTGCCGATCTGCTGAACAAGCTCACGGTCGCCGACCGGGAAACCCTGATCATTGGGATCAGAAAGGTAACCTACGGCGAGGAAATCGAGTTTGAGAAGGTTCGCTGCTTCAAGTGTGAGAAGGACTATTCACTGGTCTATGACCTGAACGATTTTCCGATCAACAAACTCGATGATCCTTCCCAGGCCATCTTTGAGGTTCAGCTTCGGCGCGGCCGTACCGCTCGCGTCCGTCTTCCGAACGGTTATGACCAGAAGGCGATCTTTTCGGAGATGCGGAACAAGAACCTGAACGCCGCTGAGACCGACTCTGTTCTGCTCTCCAGATTGATCGTTGACATCACGGACCAGAACAGGACTTACCAGGTCAGTACTGTTGAGGATGCGCGGGCGCTGTCCATGGCAGACCGAAAGGCTATCCTTGACGCGATCAATAAGAAGAAGGTCGGACCCGATTTTGAGAATGCCCTCGTTGACTGTCCCGAGTGCAATCAGCAGACTCCTGTGCCGCTGAACATCCCCATTTTGTTTCGCATGTGACCGAGAGAGCCTATACGACGCATACGAGCTGCTAATTCTGGCCTATCCGGGATGGACGCTCTCAGAGGTCAAGAAGATGACCCCTGCTGAACGCCGGTTTTTCATAAAGCGGGCCGAGGAGCGGGCTGAAAGAAAGAGGTTGTACTTTGAGCGAAACTAACCCGGTAGGCGGGAACATCCCGCCGTCCACCGCTATTCAGGTGGTTGGCGGGAAGCAGCTCAAAGACGCCGCTGAGGTCTTCAGTCGCGCAACTGAAAAGACGACACAAGCCAACAGGCGGCTCTCTGAGCAGCTGGACAAACTCACCAAAGAGCTGGACAAGCTGTCCAAGGCCCTGAACCAGCTGCGGGGGCTGTCCGGTGGCTGGGCTAACACTGCTGCCGCCCATCCCGGTACCGGGCACGGGACCACGCCAACCGGCCACGTCACTTATGGCGCGAACGGTGGCGGCCCGCGCACTGGGGCTGGGGAGTCTCGTCAAGCTGTCGGCCGCACGCCAACCGGCCACATCACCTACGGTGCCAACGGCGGCTCCGTAGCCTTCGGTGCACAGCAGCAAGGGCGCACGATCCTTCCCACGGGCCATGTCCAGTACGGACCCAACGGTGGGAACGTTCCCGGCCTGCCGCGAGGCTGGTCCTACACGCCATACGGGATCGTGCCGCCTAGATGGGCCCAGTTCATGTCTGGGCTTTCTGGAATCCAGCCAAGGGGCTGGGCAACTCGAAATACTCTGGCTACCGCTGCTGGTGAGGGTGTACGTCACATCCTGCAGGGAGCTATCTCGCGTGGCGTTCAGCTGATGCCTGACCAGCTCATGCTGGACGCCATCACCGCGTATGAACGTCAGCGTGGACTGGGCGGGCTTACTCAGCTGTCTACGCGGTACGGCATCCTCGGCGCGGACAACCCATCCGGTTGGATGAATGTTGGTGAGCTGTCGCGGATGAGCGTCCAGAGTGTTCAGGACGCCATCCAAGGTCAGCTTACGACCATAGGACTGACTGGTTCTGGACGTAACGCTCCGTCCCGGATTTCCTCAATCCAAAGAGCCGCAGACGCTCTCGGTTTCGCTAACCCTGGCGTCAGCTGGTCTCAGAGCGTCAACGTGATCGGGCAGATGCTCAAACCGTCAACACGTCTGAACTTCATGCTCATGGGTCTGCCCGATCCAACCGCTCCTGACGGTTCTTATCGAGGCAACGCGCGCTTCTTTGACGCTTTCCTGAAGCGAATTTACGGCGGCCGGGAATCAGTTCCTCCGGACGTTTTTGAGGACGACTTCCGCGAGGGCGGCGTCGGCTTGGAAAACCTGCGGATGCTCGTTGGTGAAGAGGGTGCTGAGCTGATGCTTGAACCTCTTCGCCGCTACAACGAGGCCAAGTTCCGTGGGAAGAACGTAAGCGACTTCGACACCATCATGGCCGAATCCAACCTGAGCGGTGAGCGTGGCGAGCGTGCCCGCCGTATCGCTCAGGAGAAGTACGGGTTCGAGCCGATCGCGTACCGGCAGGAGCAGGCGATTGCCGCAAAGGCCCGTGCCAGCGAACTTGCAGGTCATGACGAGTACATGGACGCCTACAAGGCTGGTGCGGCAGCCGCAGATACCTTTGCCGATGCCGTCCATGAGTTTGTGAATGCTCCGTTCATCAAGGAGGTAAAGAACTGGACTGAGGCGTTTTTCGGGCGATTTTTTGGCGGAAATAGCAGCGGTCTTCCTCCGGGTAACGGTATTGGTGGAACACTGCGAGCGCAAGGGGCGGAAGGTCTTCCTCCGGGTAACGGTATTGGTGGTCTGCTGACCGCACAAGGTCATGAGCCAAAATCCAATGCCAATGACCCCAGGACTACCGCTTCCGCTGATACCGGTGCCGATGACAAGGAAAGTGGTCCGAAGGAAACTCGGGCGAACCGCCTGGAAAATCTCCGTGAAGAGCTTGTCGCCTACGCGAAGTCCTTTGTCGGCAAAAAGCTGCGCTATGCCGGAAGAGGTTACGAAAGAAAACGGAACGAGCCGGGATGGGCTGACTGCTCGTCTTTCGTCTCGCGTGTGTATGCGAGGTTTGGCTACACCGTCGGTCCGACCACCGTTCAGCTTTGGCGACAGGGTGTCGGCGTACCGCTGAGCAAACTCCTCCCCGGCGACGTGCTGCTGTCCGGTAGTCGTACCGAGGGCGGCGGCGCGGCGCATGCCGGTATCTACCTTGGCGACGGCAAATACATTGACGTCAGCAGTGGGCGCGGTGACCGGGCCGCGCGAATCCAGCCCATGTCGGCACATCGCTGGGAAGGCGCTCGCCGGATCATCGGCGCGAAGGGCATTAAACAAGGTGATTACGATCCGCTGAGCAAGGATGAGCGCGCGAACGGCGGAGGTAGCGGCAGCAACGACGACGGCTCCAGCTCGACGGGAGTCGCAGCGGACAACGTTCGCTACGGCATCATGTCCGCTGGTCTTGGTGGCGGCAGCATGGGGTTGGGGTCTCCCAACGCAGCCGCTTACTCTACGTCAGAGTACGCCGCTCTGGCGGCGATCCTTTCTGGTGGCGGTGGCGGCGGAATGCTGCTCACCGGTGATCCTTACGATGAAGCTGCTGGGGACGAGACATCAGCCAGCTCCGCCGACGCTGCTGACGGCAGCAGCACCGATAGCAGCACCGACAGTGGCACTGACTCGTCCGACAGCGCCGACGGTAGCAAGCTGCCGAAACGCGGCACGATGCATGACAGGTACGGGCCGTTCCGTCGGGACAGGTTTGCCAACCCGCGTGACGACAAGACCATTAAATGGGGCGAGAAATATGGTGCTAGCGGCAGATGGACACAGAACTTCGCCCCGAAGAACGCTCCCAAGCCAAACATTCCCGCGAACAAAGACTACGCGCGACGTGCCGCAAAGGCCAAGTACGGATGGGGTGATGCCGAATTCCGGGCTCTTGACCTGCTCTGGCAGTCAGAATCCGGGTGGAATCAATACGCGGATAATCCGTACTCGGATGCCTACGGAATTCCGCAAGCGCTTCCTGCCTGGAAAATGGCAGAAAAGGGCAAGGACTGGCGGATCAATCCGCGCACTCAAATTGACTGGGGCCTTGAGTACATCAAAAAGCGCTATGGGACTCCATCCAAGGCGTGGGCTTTCAAGCGTGCCAAGAACTGGTATGAGAAAGGCGCGTGGGAGATTGAGCAGGATGAGATCGCCCAGCTGCACAAGGGTGAGATGGTCATCCCTGCGCAACAGGCACGGCGGATCCGTGATGTCCTTCTCGAAGAGAATATCGATCGACCGCGAGGGACGCAGCCGACCTTCACCTCCACGACTGGTGACGGTATCACTGTCAATCTGAACTTCCAGCCGGGCGCGATTTCGCTTCACGCCAGTGGCAGTGCTAACGCTGCGCAGTCACTTGCGCGGCAGTTTATCCGAGAATTGGAGAAGAAGGATCTGTACGCGAAAATCATGAGAGGGGAGGGTAAGACTTTTGGCCCCGTCTCCAAGTAAGAATATCAACCTGCCAGGTGCGGGAAACTGGAATCTTCCGTTCCATCAGAACCTTATCGGTTACCCGAGCATTGGCGCGATTCCTTCAACGGCGGGGTCTACCAGCATCGGTGCAAAAAATCGTGAAGTATATGTTGAGCGTGGGTACATCAAGTCAGACCCCAACGCTTATACGGCTGACCAGACGAAGGCTCCCCTCCGGTACCTGTACTTCCTCTATAACCCGTCCACGATTTCCACGGGTTACAGCATGCAGACGGATGCGCCAACCATCGCGCTGATGTTGCGGAAGGACAACGGCCGGGCGCAACCGCTTACGCAGCTGCAGCAGAGCTTGGACTTCGCCCTGCTGTTCGACCGGACCTATGAGGTCCTTGAAGGTGATACGGAAGGCGCGTGGCGGGATGTGCGCGCTGCACTGGCGCTGGTTGGCGTGATGGACAACATAGAGGACCGTGGCGGTGATATATACCAGTCTGACTGGAACTTCCAGACTGGTCCCATGCTTCCTCGCGCCATGTACTTCCACTTCGGAAATCAGCGCGGTGGCATGATGTTCTATGGGATGATCACATCGTTGTCCATTGAGTACACTCATTTTTCCCGCGACATGATTCCCATGCGCGTTGGCATGCGCGTGTCAGCTCAGCTGCTTCCTGACCCGTCCGAGGTTCCCCTGTGGCAGCCTCCATCGTCCAGGGAACCGAGCAATTACGTAAACCTTCCGGGAGAGGGGAGCTTCTTTGATTTCGACTCCCCGGATGACTGGTTCTTCGGCCCGGTTACTGCAGAACCAACGGGAAACCGACCGTCGAACAACTCAGTGAGTAACACTCCATCATCTGGTGGACTCGTCCCTACTCCTACTCCTGGTCCCCGGCCGACGCCGCCTCGGTGATTGGAGCAGAAAATGGCGTGGAGCAGATATGAGGACGTCCCGATAGAGTACGGCGTCTATCGTGGCCGACTTGTTCGTGGGAAAGCCATTCGGCGCGTGCCGTACAAGCAGTTCGCCTGGACCCCACATAAGTTCAAAGAAGGGGAGCGGATAGAGCTTGTGGCGGACAGCTTCTATGGAGACCCGTTTATGTGGCCGATCATCGCGGATGCGAATCCAGAGCATTTCTGGTTTGGGAACTTCGGACCTTCGGACGTGATCAGGGTGCCGTATGTCTGAAGCCAAGGTTCACTATGAGGTTTGGATCAACGGCACCAAAAAGATCGAGCCTGGTCCGTACAGCATGAAGATCACCCGGTCAATCGGGATGAACACCCTCGTTGTCGCCAAGGTCGCCCGGCCGTTTACTCGTGATCCTAATGCGGCAGACCTGCCGGAATCCGGAACTCCGGTAAAGGTCGTGTGGGGGACAAAACCGGACAAGCTGCGCACGTGGTACGGGTATATTCACTACGCGCAGATCAATGATGACGACCCCACAGGACCAGCAAATCATGAAGTGGTCGAATACGCCATGCTCGGCACGGGAATGGCACTGGAAAACGAACGGAATCGGGACTGGCGGGAGATCACGGACTCGGGTATTGCTCTGAAGATAGCGGAAGAGTACGGGCTTGCTTGCGTCGTGCATCAGACTAAGCGTGTCCACAAGTACCTGTATCAACCAGGTGTATCCGATCTGGAGTGGCTGAGGCAGCGGGCTCGTGAATGTGAGAGACGTGTCCACGTCGAAAACGGCGTGCTTTACTTCGTGGATCCAGCCTCTCTTGCGCTGGCCAGGAAGCAGCAGCCTATACGTTCCATCATGAACAAGGGGCGCGAGGCTGACGAGGTCAAGAACATCGAGCCGATCTATGGTGCACTTGTGCCTCGTGCAGGCAAGCAAGCGCAACGTGTTGTTTCCGGCCTGGACATTAAGACGAACCAGCTGCTGGAAACCAAGGCTGTTCCTCAGAAGCCGGTTTTGGAGTGGGTGGCTCGGGATGCCAATGTTGCAGACGTAGCCGAGCTGTACGAGCGTGCGAACGCTTACAACGTCGAGCACGAGGAATGGCTGCACGCCAAAATGGAGATCGAACACTACTCAAATGTCGACCACCTGCCAGGACAGCTGGTCGACATCGACGGTCGTGCAGTCCACCCAACAATGCGGGGAATCTGGATGATCACACAGTCGGAACACTATCTTGAGTCCCGTTTTGTTTCCGGTACTGGTGTTCGGAGGTTTGATTCTGAGCTGATCATCACGAGGAATTCGCCTAGCACCTACAGCCTTCGGGATCGGCAAGTGCCAAACATTGACGATGCGTGCATGCTTTCCGGCAACTTTTGGATTAGCGTGAATCAGCAGAAGGTGATCCTATGAACCCGAGCGCGCTGTATCAGGGGATTGTTGTCTCAAGCCAGGATCCGGAAGGAAAGAACCGGATCACCGCTCGCGTGCCTCACGTCCTTGGGAACACTATTTCAGAATGGGCGCGTCCTGGTTCTGCCATTCATTGTGAGCTGAAGCCGGGAAGCGTGGTGTGGATCGCCTTCCCGAACGGAGACACCAGGTACCCGATCTACTATCCGCCAAATGATCCGGCGATCGGCCGCATCATCCCCGGATATGACCAGATGGCGATCAATGGGCCGTCGTCCGGCGGTATCGTGCTGAACGCAGACGTGCACGCAAAACGCGGTGATGGCGGATACGTGAGAGTCTACGCCTCAGAATTCGTCACTGCGTCATCATCCGACTACAAGGACAACATAACCCAGATTCCTAGCAACTATAACGCCTTGCAAAAGATTGGGAACGCGCCGGTATACACCTGGACCTATAAACCTTCGTATGCTGCTTCCGGTGGCAGTGGAATCGGTCCGCTGGTCGAGAACCTGCCGGACGAGGTCAAGAATTCGGACGGCACAGTGAATCTGTTATCACTTGTGGGTGTGCTTTGGCAAGCGCTGAGAGAACAGCGTCAAATCAACCAGCAGCTGCAGAACCGTATATCCAACCTTGAGGACTTCATCGGGACAATCGGGGTTTGATTCAAAATAACGCACCTCCCGAGAATACACTGAAATAGACCTGGAAGTTAAGATTTGACCGGGAGGTGTTTGCTTGTTTGATAATCTTCCGGTCGCCGTTGACCTGCCTTTTCGATTTGAGAATGGGCAGATCGCGACGAATCGTGACGTCGATCGGCAAATCCGGCAACGGCTGATTGCCATCATCGGGACCAACCCGACTGAGCGGATCATGCTGCCGAATCTTGGTGTTGGCGTCGCACGTTTCGTCTTCGAACCGGATCCTGCCCAGGTCACCTCTGATCTCACCACAGAAATCAAGAATCAGGCTGCCAGGTATGAACCGGGCGCGACGATCGTCAGAGTGATTCCTCGCCCAAACGCCAAAAAGGGCGAGGCGATCCTTGACATTGAATACGAACGCACCGACACGCCGGATTCCAACCGTGGTAGCCGTTTCGTCCACATGGCTGCTATCGGCCCTGGCGGTATTGTGCACGAGGTGATCCGTGGCTGACGAAACCCTGGAATCCATTGGTTATGACCCGGGCATAGTCAGCCTGGATTACACTGCCCGGGATTATCCTGCCGTCCTTGCCGAACTGGTGCGGCGTGCCCAACAGGTGATCCCTGAATGGACCGCCAGAGGTGAGGGCGACTTCGTCATGATGATCGCTGAGATCGTCGCCGCTGGCGTCGATCTGGCGAACTACTACATTGATCGTGTTCTGTCGGAAAGCACTCTCGCCACTGCTACCAGTCGCGAGCAGATCCTCGCCCTGGCCGAGCAGCTTGGGTACATCACCCACGGTTCTATTCCGAGCAAGGCCACCGTCACGGTTCGGACGGACGTCAACGGCCCCCCTGTGACCATCGCGGCCGGGACGCAATTCATTAGCGACTATGTCCCGGAAATCGACGGACCTGTGGTTTTTGAAGCCGACGAGGACGTGATCGTGCCTGGCAACGGCGGCACGGCAGAGGTCCCTGTGACGCAGGGACAGACCGTACAGCCGTACCTTGCTGGCCACGGATCTGGTCAGCCGGGCTTCCAGCTGCTGCTGCCGCACCAGGGAGTGATTGAGGGCAGCGTCCGAGTGTGGGTGCAGGGTCCTCACGCGAATGTCGAGTGGACACGGGTGAACAGGCTCGTACAGGCCGCTCCTGGCGAACAAGTGTTCGAGGTGCGGCTGCGCGCTGACGGGACCACGGTGGTGCGTTTCGGTACTGGAGCGAACGGAGCTATCCCTGATCTTGGTGCCGAGATCTACCTGTCGTACCGCGTTGGTGTAGGCAAGTACGGGAATCTCCCGGCAGGGAAAATCCGCCACATTGCGCTTCCCTCGCAGCAGTCCGGCGTGGTCGTAGCCGTGGACTCGTCCAACCAGCCGCTATCTACGGCTGCCACTGGCGGCGCTGACCCGGAGAGCAACACGGAGATCCGGCGCAACGCTCCCCAGGCATTCGCTGCCCAAAACCGTTGCGTAACCCTGGAGGACTTTGAACGTCTTGCTCTCCAGGTTCCTGGTGTGAGCGCAGCTAACGCTGTGAGCGCAAGGACTGCCAGCGTCACGGTCTATGTCGCCGGACCTGATCGGACCATCCCCAACCAGTCTCTTCTAGAGGCGGTGCAGGCACACCTTGCAGCGCATGCCGTTGCTGGCGTGATGGTATCAGCCAACGCTCCGCAACAGGTGCCTGTGAACTTCGGGACGGAACAGGACCCGTTGCGGGTTTACGTGGCTCCAGGCTGGCGGGATGTGCAGGTCGCGGAGACCGTACGCACGGAGCTAGCCAATATTTTCAAGAGCGAGGATGTCACGCTCGGCTCGCGTATCACGCTCTCCACGGTCTACACCAGGCTGTCCCAGCTGCCTGGTGTCATCAACGTTTCCATTCCGGTGATGGCTCGCGCTGATGCTCCGCAATCCGGGGCGGATGACGCAGTCATGGAGCCTCATGAATTGCCTGTTCTGGGGAGCGTAGAGCTGATCACCGTCGGCGGCGTCATCACGCCTGTGTGAGGACGGTGAAATGAGCGCGACATATCCGGCGGGAATCCGCACCTGGACGACCAAGCGTGGGTGGTACCACATTCTTTGGGCCGCCCACATGAATGATATGCAAGATGAGATTCACGCTACACAGGTCACGCTTGGCGTGAATCCGCATATCTCTTACAACAATCCAGGTGGAATCACCCGGCAATACGGGACTTTCGATAATCGCCTAACACAACATGCGAGGGGAACAGATATCCCCATCTATCGCGGCCGTGCGATGAACGTGAACCTTACCCCGAACACCTGGACAACCATTAATTTCGAGCACAGGAGCGATCCTTTCCATCTCGCCGAGGGTGACGGCACTATCCGGCTCAACACGCACGGCTTGTGGCTGCTTGCTGCTCGTGCAGAGTATCGTGCGACAGGCCACAGCCTGCAGAAACAGGCTGGTCGGCGGATGCGCATCCTGGTCGACGGGCAGGACGTCGGACTGTCTGACTTCACCGGGGAAACGAGCAAGAATTCGTTCGCCCTACATAATCACATCACTTGGCCGGAAGTGCTTCCTTTCGGTACCCGGCTTCGCGTCCAGATTCGCACGGACATGGACGCGCCGCCTCACGACATTCTGGCGAATGTTACATTCCGAGTAACCCTCCTGCGCACGGTAGATGCCGTGAATGAAGCAGGGAAAATTCGGCTTGCGGAGGCTGCCTGATGCATGTCTATCCCGGTCAGATCCGCGAGTTCACCACCAAGTACGACTACACAACTGTAGTCCTTGGCGAGCATTTCAACAGCGTTCAGGATGAGCTGACCGAAGGTATCCAGAAAACGCTCGGGTTGATGCCGCAGGTAGCCGAGGAAGACCCTGGTAGCACGCCTTTTGAGGTGATTCCGATTGTCGAGTGGATCGTGAGAACTCCACTCGACCGCTATGGGGATCTTACTGACCTCCTGGACAATCGGGGAGCGTACGTTCACAGCTGGGACTATCGGACGGTTCGCAGCTATCTGGAGCGTGATTTTCCCCAGGTTATCCAGACTGACCAGGTAGCACGGTGGATTGTCACAGCTAACCGGCAGGGACTGGGTGAGCTGGTTCGGAATCTCAGTGCCCGGCAGAGTCAGGGTCAGACGGCTACCAGGGAACAGGCTCACCGGTGGGTGTGCCGAGCGCACCGCTGGGAGCAGCCGTCGTCGGGCGGGGGATCCCGTACGTCGGACCGCCCCCCTTTCGTCGGCCCCCGGGATCACCAGACCATCGCCAAGCGCATGGAGTTCCAGTCCCGGGGGAAGCACATCCCGTATTTCCGTGCTGCCGCCTACAACCAGGAGATACCGAACAACCGGTGGACTCCGGTATCACTCAAGCCATATTCAGATCCTTTCCAGCTGGCGAACGGAAATGGCTTCATCGTCAATCAGGATGGAATCTGGGTCGTCATCGTCAAGACCGACTGGTCTTTAGGAAAGGCTTCCGCAATCGTTGGAACCGGCCAGGCAACAACGCTCCTGGTAAACGGCCAGGAAGTCGCGCTTCGCGACTACCTGGACGATGACGCATACGCTGCGAAGGCACCAATCAATACTTTCACCTGGATTGATTTCTTCGAAGCCGGGTCCAACCTGAGTGTTTCCGTCCGTACCGAGGGACTTGGCGACAACTACATTGCCAGAGCGAATGTTTACCTGCGCGCTTTCCTGGTGCGCTGCCTTGATGGTGCTTTCGATATGCGCGGCTTTGAACTTCCTCCAGACCCGAATTTCCCCGAGCGTGACTACCCGCTTCGCGGGTACTGCCAGATCTCCGATTCGATGCCGACGCTTCCGCACCAGCCGAATACCTACTCACCGGACGGTGGCGTCACATGGGGAACACGGGGACCGATGGTCAATGAGGTAGACGGGACGGTGCAGTACTACTGGTACAGCTCACAGGGCATCACCCCGGTTCGGACGAACTACAAGTATGAGCCGTCCGATTGGTCTGCTGGCAACGTCCCGGTCTGGACGGGGGAGTGGTAAATGGCCTTCTATCCTCAGCAGTACCGGCCATGGACTACCAAACGGGACTTCTCCCAAATCATCCACGAGTCCCACGTTAATGATGTCCAGGACGAAATTCACGCAACGCAGACCGTAATTGGCGTGAATCCTCAGATCGCCGTGAACGATCCTGGCGGCATTATCAAGGACTACGGGACTGTCGCCGCGAGACAGACCGCGTACGCCCGTGGTGAGCAGCTGCCCTACTATCAAGGCAGCATCTTCGGGCACCTTCTCGACCCCCGGCCGACTGATCCCAACGGTCCCCAGGATCCTACTCCTGAGCGTCCTGGGCGTTTCCGTCAGCGGTGTAAGGAGCTTGTCGATCCTCACGGACGTCATTGGCTGCTGCCGATTTACCGGCTGAAGGACGATCCGCAGACTGAAATCTGCGGTCTTCCTCTGTGTGCCGACGACAACAAGACAATCGCAGACGGTGGCTGGCAGCGTATCCCATTCACTGCCAATGACGACCCCTTCGAAATGGGAATGCTAGATGGGGTGATCCTCAATGAAACCGGGCTGTGGTTGATCTCTCTGAAAGTAGACCACGTTCCAACCGAGGACACTACGCTGGTCCAGGCTAGACGACGTGCACGCCTGGAGATAGACGGCCGTGACGTCACGCTCGTGCACATGGTGCGTGAGAACGCGCGGACCGCAGATGGGCACCTGCACAATCTCATCAACTGGATTGAGATCCTGCCTAAGGGCACCAAAATCACTGCGTCAGCGCGAGTGGATGGAACTGACCTCACCGAAAAAGTGCCGATCAACGCATACCTCCGTGTCTTTTTGGTGAGGTGCATTGATGACGTGCCGACGGACGGCTACCTTGCCGATTGGCCTCAATCCATCTACAAGCCGCCCCCGCCGCCGCGCCCGGTTTCTCCGGCACCCGATCCGGTGACGCCGATTCCCACGCCATCGCCTGGAAGCACCGGTGGGGTGAATTGGGAACCAACCGGTTTCTACGGTGGCGGAACCGTATATGAGCTTTCTCCAGGCGTTTGGGTTGGTCAGTATCCGGGTGGCTACAACGTCATCAAAACCACTGATCCGGGCGGGATGATTCCGCAATTCCCCGGAATCAGCCAGACGTATTCGAATCGGGACTTTGTGGGAGCTGGCTGGTAATAATGGCTGTTTACCGAGTTGATCGTTACGCTAGGACTTTTTACGGGCCGAACCCAGAGGTCCCTTCGTTTGACGAGCGGGAGTTCTGGGCCTATTCGGTCGGATATGAAGGAATTTTCATCACTTGGGACCTTCCCACCGGTGAATACGAGGCTTTCCGTCTGGTTGGTTCCGTGTGGGGGTTCCCGACGCATCCGGACGATGGCCGGATCATTGTGGAAACGGAGTCCGCTCCTGCCTCAGCTGTGGATGAGGACACCATTCCCGGTCGTTTCCACTATTACGCCATCTTTCTGAAGATCAACGGTGTGTGGGTGCGTGCCGGTACCGCTTCCACCCTACACATCCATGACTGGGAAATGACCAAGTGGGTCACGGACCTCACTCCGTACCATTACAAGCTGCTGCGAGGTAACCATCTCACGCTGTATGCGGATGAGAATGAGCAGCTGCTGCGTTTCCTCGGCGTCATCGGGTATGGGTTGGACCGTCTCCGCACTTCTCTCAACGCCGCCCTGCACAGCCGTGACGTTGCCACCACACACATTTCCACGGTGGCGCACATTGCCTACAGCCTAGGTGCGGAAATTCCTGAAGGTATCACGCCCACGCAGATGCGCCTGATCACGCTCAATTCCGCCTATCTGGCATCAGAGCGTGGGCACCCGGACACGATGCTGTATTTCGCTCGGGCTGCAACCGGCTGGGACATGGATCTGCGGATGAGCTACAACCTTGTTCCCAGCTATGACATGGCTGAGCAGATCAACCCTGTTCCTCCCCAGTGGGATGCAAGCGTCCGCTACAAAATTGGGGATCTGGTAACCGTAGACGGCTTCCTGTACCGGTGTGTACAGCCCGCATACGGCATGGATGAAGCACCCCCTGGAAACGGGAGCAACAACAGCTGGTGGGAGGTCTACACCGTTGTTCAAGGGGACACGCCTGCATATGACCAGCAGCTAAAAACCACGCATGGCTGGTCCGGCGTCTCACACACCCAGGGTGTCAGCAATAGCCAGGTCGTACCTCGGATCGTTCGCGGCGTCCCCCACCCCTTGGATCCCGACAAGCGCGACGCGAACGCGTTGACGATTCACAACACCAGCAGCACGACGGCTACGTGCTCTCTTTTCTCCCTGCCTCTGGAGACCGGAGACAGCTTGGTTGCTGTCAAGTACGGGATTCCCCTCCCGCGCGTCTTCACCTATGACCACACAGCCTCCTACAAGCCTGGCGACCTCGTCAACTACCTGGGTCAGGTCTACAAGTGCGTCAGGGCTGCACAGGGACACCGCCCTTCACAGCACCCCGAACGGTGGGAGCGTAACAGCATTGATGAGCGCTTGCGTATCACCGTGAGCGCCTACACCCACCAGCCTCACGGGACGTCACAGGCAACCGCCCAAGTCACCCCGTACGTGACCTGGTACGACGAGCTGGGACGCGAAATCGGTACCGTAGTGGCAGGACCGAGCACGCGCGTCCTAGATACTTTCAACACATATCCGGGGTCAGATGCTCTTGCGCCGCTCGGCGGACGCAATACTGATGAGGGTGGTAAAACCTGGTCCGATGTCGTTCCCGGTTTCATCCGCGACTCGTACTTGGATGGTGTTGCCCGCCCTGCCGACCCGGATGCTTCCCGGAATTTGAGCGTAATTGACTACGGGTCTGCCAACGCCACTGTGGCTGCTACCTTCGCCACGGAGCCGAGAGGTAACAAAAAGCAGGCGCTGATTCTCCGTCTGTCTGACGAGAACAACTACATCAGGGCAACGAGAACGGCGCTGGAAAGGGTTTCCTCTGGTACCGTCATCACACTGGCGACCTATGCGTCTCCTGTGGTGGACGGAGACCGTCTCACGGTGCGTGTCACTGGAAACAATTACACCGTGTGGCGGAATAATGTGCAAGTAGCGACTGCAACTGAATCCTTCAACAACACGGCCACGAAGTTCGGAATCGCGGTGGAGGACTGATGCCGGTATACGGAAACTATATTTCGAATCCAAGCTTCGAACTTGGGACGTCTTCGTGGTCGGTCAAGCACCCTGAGCTAAGAACCGGCGGGGGGATCAACCAGGCACAGACGAATATTTCCCGGGTCACTCAGGGTGCGGTAGCCGGTAGCTACGCTCTGAGGCTTTCCGTCACCACCGGATCAGAAACCGGCTACCTGTACGGCTACTGGGGCGGTGCCTACACCATTGTCCAAATAGACCCTGCTGCTGGTCAGCCGTACACGCTCAGCTGGCAGGCTGGGAACTTTGCAGTTACCGGTGCCAGCTCTTCCTACAACCAGGGTCTTCGCGTCGGTGTCTGGCAATTCTCCAGCCAGAACGCTATCACCATCCCCTTCCAGGACTGGCCCAACACAGGTTTCCAGGACTATAGTCCGGCACCACTGGCAACCAAGGCCGCTTCCAAGTCCACCTCGCGGCAGTCCTTGACGTTCACACCAGCCGCTTCCACGCAATATCTGCTGATTCTCTTTGAGATTGCGCAGAACTATTGGACGCCTGAGAACGCGCTGTACACGGCAACATGTACTATTGACGCAATCAAACTTGAGCAAGGAACCGTTGCCACCGCTTACGGTGACGGTTCCTATGCCGGTTGGACATGGTCTGGAGCGCCACACAATTCGCCTTCTCTTCGCGCTGCGGAAATTGCATCATCCGGCAGTATTTCCGTCACCGGTGCTCCAGTTGAAATCCTGAAGCACATCAACCTCACCGCATCCGGCAATATCACGGTTTCCGGTACTTTCGAGGAGCTGACGGCGGAAGGTACGCTGTCTGCCTTTGGTGATGCCAGCGCCGACGGCAGCATCGACCTGTGGCTGTATAGCGGCGAGATGGAAGCCGACGGCAATTCCGCAATGATCGGCACCATCGAGCTTGCCGCACTTATCGATATCGAGGCGCACGGCTTTATAGGCACTGGCACCGGAGCGGACACGCCGAAGATCGAGCTGATCAAGGCTTGGGGAACCCAGGGGGCCGGTTCCGCTTCCATGGATGGAAGCATCACACTTCAATTCCCGATCAACCTGTCTGGGTCGACTGGCACCGCTTCCGTCACAGGTACCGCCCACGTAGACATCGGTCTGCAGATGTCCTCTGACGGGTCAATGACCCTCGTTGGTGATCTTGAGCTGACGGACGCGATTCCCCCTGGAGCATTCGCGGATTTCGCGATTTTCGGCACGAGTGAGGAAGACCCGTACAAGCTGGGCGTCGGACCGACCAACGCACCCCTTGCGTCCGGTGCCCAGAACCAGCCCTGGACTCGCGTGTACGCGGAATTTTCCGCACCTGCCGATCAGCCGTCCGGTACTCCCGGCCAGTACGTGTGGCGTCGTGCCGCCTATGCGGCCGTCGGTTTCCGGTTCGCCAACATGGGCGCGAATACGTACCAGGAACTTACCTGCGTCCAGGTGGAAACTTCGCGATATGGAAAACCTGGTCCGAGGGATTACCAGACTCCTCAGACCATCACGCCGCTAGTCATCGCTGACCGTGCGAATTTCGCCACCGGTGACGTGGAGCCGAGCGACCATGAGGATTCCGCAGTTTCCGTCACTCCAGGTGGAGACAGCCCGGCACCGGGAGAGCTTCGCAAGGAACAGGTGTGCACGAAGACCATGGCCACGGATACGGTGTTCGTGGCCAAGGCTGTGGATTTCGTTCCGGGGCGAACCGTCACGTTCTCCTGCTGGCTGAGGCCCGGTATCGGGGTGGACGATATCACCGTCAGGGTGGTTGACGTCAACGATCCGGACCACGAGGTCACCGACCCGGTTACCTGGTCCGGTTTTGAGGCTGACACGGAGGGCTGGGCCCGCGTCCACCTGACCTTCATAGCAAGAGAGAAGATGATCGTGGAGTTCCATACGGACCCAGATGGGAACTACCCGCAGACCTTCTCTGTGGCCGGTATCCTCTGGGAGGAGTCTGACAGGCTCAGACCGTACTTTGACATGCAGCTGGGCAGCGGAGAGACGTACTACCGGCATAACGGGGAGGATCCTACGCAGGGGGTCTTCCTGTATAAGAACATTGATCTACGAGAACCCGTGCTCATTGAGGCCCTGCGTGCCCAAGCCCCGCTGGGTGTTAGGATCGGGTGGCCTGAGTACGGAAAGTTCCCACACCTGGACTAACGAATGATGGGAATTCCAGGTAGGCGTTGGGACATCTGGATCTTCTGAATTACAAAAATCCATCCATATTGACCTACCGTGAAACCCAGGACCGCATTGGCGGCCTGGGTTTCGGAGGTTTTGGATGGTTGTTTTTGACACCGCTCAGGTCCTTTCCATCGTCATCGGTGTCGTCCTTCCGCTCATTGTTGGCCTCGTCACCAAGGCGTCTTGGCCGGGAAGCTGGAAGGCTGTTCTTCTGCTGGCACTTTCCGCGCTTTCCGGTTTTCTGACGGAACTTTATGACGCGGTCTCCGCCAATACCGCGTTCGATTACGGTTCCGCGATTCTCGGTTTTGTCGCGACCTTCCTCACCGGTGTGGGCATGCATTTCGGCCTCTATAAGCCCGTAGGGGCGACGGCCGCTGTGCAGCGCACTGGCGTTACGGACAAGGTCGTTCCGGAGTAATGCAGATCATCCTGATCGGGCTTGCGGCGTGGATGGTCTGGGAGGCCGTCCGCGCCGCCTGGCCATACAGCATCTGGCCTGTCGCACAGTTGATCATCGTCGCCGGTACGTGCTACGCGCTTACGTACGCGGATGACCGGATCATCACAGCTCTTGCGGCGGCGGCCGTCGTGGCCGGTATCCGCCAGCTTGTGGCACGGCTAGAGGCACCTAGCACCGTTGTGATCCCGCGCACGCGCCGCCCGGCGTCTGCAGGCCGGATCCCCGACCTCCCCTGAACGGGGGAGTCTCCGGAGCTTTTTCGTTCCCGGAGTTGATACGCGAGTTGCGCACGTAGTTGATACGTGCTGGACACTCGGGCCGTCCCATCCGCACCAGATTGGATCGATGTGACCAAGTCAATCGTGTTCGCTGTCGCCGGGGGTGGCGACATCAAGCCCGAGACGGTCGAGTCGCTGCTTGACCACTTCCTTGAGGTAGACACGGACAACCCTCGTGATGTTGCCGCTGTCTACCTCCCTGCCGATGTCAGGCTGACCACTAGCGCCGTCCGTTACGCAGCCCGGTGGATGGATGACGTTGGCCTGCCCTACATCGCTGTCAGAGGTGATCGTCCCGGACGTTTTGGCCGGGAGATCGCTGATGGGGCTCAGGAGGTCATCACCGGTGAGTCGGTCGTAGACGCACTGCGCTCCCACAAGGACGACGACGTCGACATCTACCTCCTGCTTGCGTGGGGCGATGACCCTGAGCAGGCAGCAGACGTGGAGACAGAGGATCTCCTCACCAACGCGCACGAGTCCGGCATCACTGTGCTGGATCTCAACGCCGGGCTTGATGAGATCGTTGTGGACGATGGATCCGAGGACCAGGATGACGAGCAGCCTTCGGAATTCTCGTCCGACGTAGACGAAGAACCTGGGCCGTCCGACGACAAGAGCGAAGCTCCTGACCTCCCTGAGCTGAACGAGGAGACCCAGGAGCTGGAGCCCACCGACGAGGCACAGGCCACGATCCGGCCGTCGGAGCCGACTGAAAAGGACGAGGCAGACGTCCCGGACCTGGCCACCACGCTGTCCTTTGTGTACCTGGCCATGTCCAGTCTGGACCGTGCGATTGCCGCACTGCGGATGGAACATCCGCGCTTCAGCCCGATTACCAGGGTGGTCCGGCACCACCTCCACCAGATGCTCAAGGACGACCTGCCGTCCACTGTGGACGAGCTGGACAAGCTGATTGAGGAGACTCGCCCGAAGCTGCGTGGAAAGCCTCGCGACACCTCATCCGATGAGGTCAATGTCCTGATTGACCGGGACAAAAAGACCATTCGCCTCGCTGGCCGGGGCCGCCCTCGTAAGGGTGAGGTTCAGGAGCGCATGACACGCGCAGAATTCGAAAAGCTTGCCACCGACTGGGGGAGCTGAAAAAGAACCGCCCGCCGGGAGGAGGCGCACACGTAACCCGGCGGGCGGCTCAGACACCACCATCCACGCACCCAAGGAGGGCGAACGGGAGCACGGGGAAGGGAACCCGACCCACGAAAAAAGCATGACACATAGTCGCCCTGAACGCAAATACGGTAGTTGATAGGCGGCAAATTTGGCCATCTCAATCATCACGGAAGTCTGGAAGAAGGCTCCCCGGGACATCAAAAACACCACACTTCTGGTGTTGCTGAAGCTGGCGGACAGCGCTTCCGAAGATTACCGGACAACATTCATCGGTGTCGACCGGATCGCCAGGGAGGTCCGGGCGTCTAAGAAGACTGTCTACAACGCTCTGCGAACCCTCGAGGACCGGGGAATCATCGAAACGATCATTGACGAGACTCCTCCAGGGCCGTATGAGTCTGCCGTCCGGTACATCACCCCGGCTGACACCTGGACTGAGCTCACAGAGCCGGACGAGGATGATGAGTTGGGATGCGTACCAACTGAGGAAAAAATTTCCTCAGTTGTGATGTCGGGTGACGGGAGTTGTGATGTATCAACTCCTGAGCGCGTACCAACTAGGGAAAAAATTTCACCTAAACCGTCATATATAGATAGTTATATATCTTTGAGTTATCCCCCTTCGGGGGATAACTCTGTCGCGCCGGGGGCGCGACAGGGGCGCAAGCGCCGCAAGAAGAAGAAGGCCAAGGGGACTGGGCATGACCCCTACAACCCGGTTGAGAACCACCCGGATCTGATGGACCTGGTGGTCCGGGAAGAGCCTGAGCCGGAGCCCGAAACCCAGCATCGGTTCCAGATACCTGACCGGGATTCCTCCCAGGGGCTGGCCTACTACTTCACATTCAGGCTGGGGCCGGTACTGGGCAAGCTTGGCCAGATGGACCTTGCCAATCGCACCGCCCTGGCTCGGGCTTTCAGCCGCTGGCTCAAGTCCGGGCTCAGCCCGGACTACATCCGGAAGATGATTGACGCCTACGCCAAAACCCCCGGATACCAGGCGGACGGGGTCACCCCTTGGAAGGACTTCTTGGCCAAACGGGCTCTGCTGCATAAGCACGTGGAGCGTGCCGAGCGTGAGCGGCTTATGGACGACCCTGCGGGCTACGAGGACCTGAAGTCCCAGCACGCGCCCTGGATTACTGAGAACGGAGAGTTTGACGAAGAGGCGTGGATGGCCTCCGTCATGGACGAAGTACGGAGGAAGGCCCGATGAGCGAGCAGGAGATCTACCAGCTGCCCATTGCGTCCGACGGCCCTGATTTGGCTCTTGCGATGCATCGGCGAGGGTTTCCTGCCAAGCACATCGCGCGGGGGATTGACGCTTGGGATGCCCATGACGCAGCCTCAGAGCGCGCTAGAGAGCTTTGCAGGGCGTTCGTGGGGGATTGGGTCAACCGCACGCAGATAGGCCCTGAGAACGCACGTGAGCGGCTTGGGAAGGGTCTTCTGATTTACGGCACGCCCAGCACCGGGAAGACGACGCTGGCTTGCGCGGTAGCGTACGAGATCCGCCGCCACGGCGCGGCCGTCCGGTTCATCACGGCGGCCGACTTCGTTGCCGCGCTAGGGGATGAAAACAAACTCCGTACGCTGGCCGAACGCGGTGATACGCGTGCGCTTGAGGAGTTCTGGGGGATCCGCCACCTGATCGCACATGTGCGGCGTGTGCCGCTGCTTGTGCTTGACGATCTCGGGCGTGAGCACCGCACGGCTACCGACATGGCGCGCGATGAGATTGCGCGTCTTCTGCGGCAGCGGCATGCGGCCGCGAAACCCACCATCGTGACCACGAATTTCCCGCCGGATGCGTGGCGGGACTTGTACGACCCGGCAACAGCCGAATTCGCCTATGAGGCATTCGACATGATCAAACTTGTGGGGAAGGGGTTTCGGCGCTGATGGTCATTAAAGATTCGCGCTGTTGCATCAAGGTTTTCCTGCGCAACGCCGTGGTTCCCAATCAGATCGGTCCGGAAGAACGCACGGAGGTCATCAACCGTATGGAGCGTCTGATGGCGGTCGCCGCCTGGGAACAGGGTTATTACTTCAAAGAGACGAACATGTTCGTCGTCGACCGTGGCGAAAACGGCACGGAATATGCCGTGTTAGGGATCGGTTTCCCGCGTAGACGGGATATACTCTTTCTCGACCCTGCGGAGTATGGCCATGGAGCATGGTGACATCAGTAATCAGCTGCTTCCCAGGCTCCTGGTTGAGTGGGAGAACCTTCTTGGGATTCCTCCGCAGGATGCGAAATTCTGGAAGGATCCCTACCGTGTACGCAGATCATGGCGGCTTAAGGATCCTTTGTCTCGGTGGCAGCTGAATGAGCTTGCCGCGAAGGCGATCACTAATCGTTCCTGGCTTGATTGCCAGGAGTATGAGGTGATCACCCTCGGTCCTCCGGAGTTCGCAGAGGCGCTTGCCAAGTATTTGGATCGTCAGGCTATCCCTGTTCGTTCTGTGTGGTCGTATGATCCGACCACGCTTGGCAAGAATTTGCCGAACATGAAGCACGTAGCTGCCATCTACACCGCCAACCCGCTGCACATCCTGAAGTACGGGCATTGGGGTCGTTTGGTTACTGAGCACAACGTCACGGAGATTGGGCGCTTCTGACGTGGACGTTGAAAACCTTCTGATTTCCCGCGTGGTTGAAGAGGGGACACTCGGTCCCGCAGCTAACATCACTCCGGATTGGTTTTCCGACCCCGCGTCTGCTCGGGTCTGGAAGCTGATCCTGGAGCACGTTTCCAAGTATGGCAATGTTCCCTCTGTTGGGGTCGTCAAGTCCGATTACCCGACCTACAAGCTGGTCAAGTCCCCTGAAGGGCTTGAGTACCTGACAGAGCGGATGGTCAAGCACCGGACTATGGCCATCATGGAACGTGCTATTCATGATGCCGCTCAGTACCACATGAGCGGGGATGTTGATCGTGTTCTTTCCAGGCTGCATGCGGCGCTCGCTGACGTTGCCAAGCTGGACATTCATTCAAGCGACGTTGATCTTGCAGAGAACATTGATGAGCGTCTGCAGCACTACCAGAAATTGTCTGAGCTGGCAGGTGGCCTTCGGGGCATTCCTAGCGGGTTTCCTTCTATTGACGAGTCACTTGGCGGTTTCCAGCCTGGCCAGCTGATCACATTCGTTGGTCCCCCTAAGGTCGGCAAAAGCACGTCGATGCTGCTCATGGCGAACGCCTCGAACATGAGCGGTAAGTCGCCACTGTTCGTCGGCTTCGAAATGAGCAATTTCGAGCAGATGGAACGCCTGGACGCCATTCGTGCGCAGGTGTCCCACACTCGTCTGATCCGCGGTACGCTCAATCTTGTTGAACGGAAGAAGCTCGTTAAGGCTGTCAATCTTGCTAAGAGGCTCCCCTCTTTCTACCTGACGCAGGACACAGGGTCTGTAATGACCCTGACTGGTTTGAGGACAAAGATTGAGTCCGTCAAGCCGGACATCGTCTTCGTTGACGGTGTCTACATGATGCAGGACGAAAACGGGGAGCCATCCGGGAGTCCTCAGGCCCTCACCAACATCACCCGTGGCTTGAAGCGCCTTGCGCAGCAGCTGCGACTTCCCATCGTCATTGCCACCCAGGCCCTTGAATCAAAAATGAGCGGAAACAAGCTGACTACGTATTCGGTCGGCTACAGCTCCAGTTTTGTACAGGACTCGGACGCTGTTTTTGGTGCAGAGCGTACCGAGGATCCGGGCATCATCAAGATCAAGCTGCTTCTTGCTCGTAATGCGCGTCCTATGGAAGCTTACTACCGGTGGATTTGGGATCCCCCGGTGTTTGAGGAGCTGCCGTATGACCCGTTTGGTGATGAGGGGGTCGCTGAAGAGTTCGGATCGTTCAAGGACGTTGACTTCTCGTTCTCGTACGCATGATGAGGGGAAGAACTAGCCTTCGTAGGAAACCTCGGGAATCCAACAATGTGATCCCTGGGGACATCGTCGGGGCTGTTCACAAGCTCGGCATCAGGGTCAATCAGATAACGGATTCAGGGGAAATAAATTGCTGGTGCCCGGCCCACTTTGAGCGGTTGGGCCGGGCCGACAGGAAGCCAAGCTTTAACATCAACATCGCCAAGGGCGTCTTCAACTGCTGGTCTTGTCACTTCTCCGGGAATTTTCCGCAGCTGGTCGCGTACATGCTTGGTGCGTCTATCGATGAGGCGATCAGCTGGATCCACAAGCAGGGAACGATCCAAGCTGTTCCACGGATACTCGCCAAAAGAGAAAAAGACAGCAGTGTAGAGGAAATAAGCGAGGCATCGCTTGCTCTGTTCGTTCCACCACCTCGGTGGGCTCTGCGTCGGCGCAGACTGACCATTGAGGCATGCGAGCGCTATGGGGTTCTGTGGGATCGGGAGCGTGATCTTTGGATTATCCCAGTAAGGGATGAGACTGGAAAGCTTATCGGCTGGCAGGAAAAAGCCGAAGACTATCGGTACTTCAGTAACTACCCCAAGCGCTTGAAGAAGAGTCATTGCCTGTTCGGGCTGGAAACTGTCCCGGTGGGTGTTGACCGAATGTTTCTCCTGGAATCCCCGCTTGATGCCGTGCTGATGCACTCTCTTGGGTATGAGGGAGCTGTTTCTTCCTACGGTGCGAGCGTTTCCGACGAGCAGTTCAAGCTCGTTCTTAAGCGGACAGACTTGCTTATCTCGCTATTCGATGATGATGCTCCTGGCCGTCAGGCTCGGGACAAACTGTACGGAAGGTATATGGGAAGCGGGCTGAGGATTGCCGTTCCCGACTACCGGAAAATTCCGGGCCTTAAGGGGAAAGATCCGGGTGAGATGACCGAGGAACAGATCAGAATCATGGTGGAAACGGTGGTTCCGGCCACGCTTCTTCCCTTGCTTCGTGCACGGGAATAACTCGAGTTGATCCGCCGCGTTCAAGTTTGTGTGGTGATGAAGGTCCCGCTTTACCCGTACCAGGAACCGGCGGTTGACAAGCTGATCGAACGCGGGAACTTCTTGCTCGCGTTTGATATGGGTCTGGGAAAGACGATCACGGCGATAGCGGCGGCCGAGGAACTGCTCGGACTCGGCAAGATTGATCAGGTGCTGGTCCTGTGTCCTGCCGGGCTGAAGTGGCAGTGGGCAGCCGCTATCGCCAAGTACACCGATGTTGCGACCGAGGAGATCAAGGCTGGTGAGGATTACCTCATCGTGCCTGAGGAACGGTATTGCATCGTTGTTGACGGGGGGCCGGAGAAGCGTCGGCGCGCCTACGAGAAGATTTCGTCCCTCAATCCCCAGTACGTGATAGCCGGGTATCAGACGGTCGTAACGGATCGAGCACAGTTCCTGCGGATGCGTCCGGGTCTGATCATCGCGGACGAGATGACCGTGATCAAAAATCCGGCAGCCAGGGTCACCCGGGCGGTCCGCAGGCTCAAAGCCCCCTACAAGCTCGGGCTTACCGGGACGCCTGTGGAGAATCGGCTGGAGGAGCTGTTCCAGCTTTATAGATGGCTAGATGCGGATTTGCTTGGCAGTGAGGTAGCCTTCGACCGGGCTTACATCATCCGCGACTATTGGGGGAACGTAAAAGGCTACCGTAATACGCATGTCCTTCACAAGAAGGTCGCTCCCGCCATGCTTCGGCTGCGCGCTGACGACCCCCAGGTCGCGCCGTACATGCCAAAGCTCGACAGGGAGCGCTGGACGGTCCGCATGGATGATGCAACGGCGGCCGTGTACCGGAAGATCATGGCTGACCTCGCAGCCGAGCTTGAGCAGCTCCCGCGTCGGGAGCAGTTCGACGTCTTGTCCCATTACAACGGTGATCGTCCGGATGAGCGGACTCCTGCGGGCCGCGTCATGGCGGTGCATCTGGCGGCTCAGCAGCTGCTGACCCATCCTCCGCTCCTGGAGAGCAGCCCATCTCGATACGCCAGAACGCTGGTGGATTCTGGGGTGCTGGCAGGTCTTCCTGAGTCCGCCAAGCTCCTCAAGCTGAAAGAGGAGGTCTCCAGGATCCTGCGGGATGACCCAGCGTCGAAGATCATCATCGTGACCCGGTTCCGGGGACTGTTGGCATACCTGGAAACCCTGTTTACCGGCCATGTCGTCTACCACGGAGGCATGAACGCAGCCAGCCGTCAGGCCGCCGTCAATGCTTTCCAGACCAATCCCGATCTCCGGCTCTTCCTCATGTCCCACGCTGGCGCGTACGGCGTCGACCTCCCCGCAGCGAACTGGTTGATCAACATTGACCCGGCTCGTAGCGCCGGGCAGCGTGCCCAGATTGACGCCCGGCACGTGCGTGCCAGCTCAGAGCATGAGCGTGTGAACGTGGTGGATCTTGTCACGGCGGGGACGATTGAGGAGCGCACCTATGATCGTCTCGACCTGCGGGGACGTGTGGCGCGGGCTGTTGTTGACGGTGCAGCTGGCGGCATGATCACTGAAGAGGTGACGAGCCTGAGCGAGCACATCCGGCAGGTTCTCGCTGCGTGACAGAATTGTTACCAATTTCTTGTTTGCCTGCGTCTGATCTGTATGTCCGTTTTGGTGCTAGTGTGACGCCATGTCTCCTCGTTGCCGATGTGGCGACACTAGCAAGCGCCTGTGGGAACGTTTCCATAACTGCGTAGAGTTGGTTAAACCAACTGTTATATGTCGTAGACCTCACAGAGTGTGACATTACAAATAAACAGGCGCAATCGTGCAAGATGGTGTTGTGTCCGGCCCAAAACCGGAGTAAAGTAACGCCCCCTTGTGGGGGCGTACCAACTACCGAGACGGAAAGGACGCTCCTGCATGCGTCGTGCTCGCCGCCCTCGTCGTATTAGACGAGTCCGGACCAGCACCAGTGATGCCACTGTGGGCATTGCGAGATTGACCGACGCTGAGCGTCTTTTCCGTCAGCTTCTGCAGCTTGAGCATCTTATACGGCGCAAGGACGAGATCCGTCGTGAGCTGCTGAAGATTGCCGAGGAAAGCGGATCGGTAGATGAAAAGGGCTCGCAGTATGTGGAGCTGACCACTCCGCTGACTGTGGGCGACACCACCTATAAGGGCTTTGTCCGCCGTCGGAAAGTAAGCACCACTCTTGACGAGGACAGAGTTCGCCAGCTGGCCGAAGAGAAGGGAATCACGGACCTTATCTACCGGCAGGTGACCATCACGGAGCTGGATACGGACGCTCTCTACGCCTGCCAGCAAGAGGGCCGGATTACTGAGGCAGAGCTGGAGTCCTGTATCCGCACCGAAATCAAGTACGCCCTGGAGAAGATCAAGTGACCACCACTGTCCCGAGCAGCCTTCCCTGGAAGCCGACACCCAGGACCGATGGCGGTCGTGACCCTCTTGCTGGGCTCAAGGCCAGGGAATACCCGGTCAACGGGAAGAGGGTTCAGTTTTTTGACATTGGTCAGCTGGCTAAGGCTCTGAACAGGGAGAGCGTCACTCTGCGAAAGTGGGAGCGGGAGGGGATCATTCCTAAGCCGACCTTCCGTAAGAAGGGGAAGGATATTCGGGGATCACGCCGCCTGTACACGCGAGCCCAGGTCATTGGGCTCATCAAGATTGCTATCGAGGAGGGCGTCTTCTACCCGCATCAGCGCCCGATCCGGGAGACGCAGTTCGCGGCGAAGGCGCACAAGCTGTTTGCGGACCTGCGGAGGGAAGAGGCGGTCGCTGCGTGAGGATATCTCGCACTATAACGCATCACATAAATACCGGACCGTACGAATTCCGGGAAGATGCGATAACGGTAGAAATTTCCGACGAAGACTACCCTGGTAAGACGCCTGACGAGCTTCTTGATATCGCGGAAGAAATGATCAATGATCACTTCCGTCCGATTCTTAGGAAGATCTCGCAGTACGCGTCTGATGATAGTTATGTGCATCTGATGAAAGGTGATAGGTGATCAGTGATGGCGCGCCCTGTGCGTCGTGCCGTGAGGCGGCATGATGAGCCGTATGACTCTGACGTGGATGCGCCCGACAATTACGAGCAGCAGGGCTCTGCTTCACGTCCTGGTATCGTGCGGCGATCTTCCCAGGTGTCTCGCGGCTGGGACGCGGTTAAGCGTCTTTCTCATGCCACGCGTCGCACCAAGTACCTCAAGCTTGGTGATGGTGACTCGGTCACCGTGAAGTTCCTCGAAAAGGATCCATTCGCCACCTACCACGCTCATTGGGTCGGGGGAAAGACGTACACCGGTCCTGAGGAAGATTGCCCTCTGTGTGAGATCGGTGATCCGCCTCGGCATTACATCCTTTTCAACGTGGTGGATGTGGCCACGCGGGAGGTCATGATCTGGCGTACCGGTCTCCGTACCGCCAACACCCTCCATTCCTTTTCGGAAAAGCCCAGGACGAATCCGATCAACCGGGACGACCTGTACTGGGAGATCAAGCGGACCGGTACCGGCGTCAGCACCAACTATCTGATTTATCCGGTTGACCAGTCCGTCGTGGAGGCGGATGGGCTCACGCTGATCGGAAAGGACGAGCTGGAGAGGCTTAATGGGGAGGCATACGATGCCTCCGTTGTCTACTACAACTCCCGTGAGGAACTTGAGGACGTCGCTGATCAGCTGAGTTCTTCCTGATCGGCACAAACGGCCCGCTCGCTGGTGCCTGACCACCATCAGCGAGCGGGCCGTCACTTCCGCGCAATAATCAGAGGGGAATCGTGGCCTACAGCCGTAATATCGTGCTCTCTACTGACCATCTTGAGCACGTAGTGCGTCATTTTCTTCGGCACGGCGCGTTTTCTTTTGATGTTGAAACTGTTGATCCGCATAGGAATATCCCGCCGTACAACACGGTGACGTGGATTTCGCTTGCCACGTATGGGATGGCGGTCACCATTCCGATGGGTCACGAACGTGGTGACCGGATCATTGGCCAGAAAAAGGAGCCAAGGCTGACGAAAACTGGGAAAATTCAGAACCGTACGGTTCACATCTGGTCTAAAGCGCCGGAGCAGCTTCGCCCGTCACAGGTGTTTGAGGCGCTTGATCCTCTGTTTTCGTCGGATCGCCTCAAGATCGCGCACAACGCTGTTTTTGATCTGGGCAGTATTGCGAAATACCGAGAAGGTAAGCCGCCTGCGGAGCCGTACTATGACACCCAGATCACGTGCGCTTTGGTTGATGAGAACCAGCTGAAGAGCCTTAAGGCTCAAGTGAACAGGATCTGGGGCGTCGACTACGACAAGGAGGAAATTGGGCGAACCGGTGTCGACCGGTTTCCTTTCTCGCAGGTTGCTCGCTACTCCTACTTGGACAGTCTTTTCACATGGTTGCTTTATCTCAAGCTTGATCCTCTGATTGACAAGCTCGGGATTCGGGACTTGTGTGATCTGGAGATGGCGAACATCCCCGGAATCCTGGACATGGTGATGCACGGCGCTCCCGTGGACGCGTCCGTCCTGAGGGAGTTTGGAGATGAGCTGAGGAAGCGCAAGGTCGATATCCAGGCAGAGGTCTATAAGCGCGCTGGCAAGGTCTTCAATCTTGGATCTTCCCGGCAGAAGGCAGAGGTTCTGTACCTTCCGAAAAGCAAGGGAGGGCAGGGTCTTAAGCCCATGATGCTGACGGATGGCGGCATCAAGAAAAAGAAGACTGGCCAGAAGCTGGACATTTACGACTATTCCACCAAAGCTGATGCGCTTGAGCCCTACGCCAAGAATCCGGTGGTCGAAAAGATTCTCGAATACCAGGCTGTTGAGAAGCTGATCAGCACCTACGTGGATGGGATTCTCGGCGTTGAAGGGAATCCGGATAAACCGTGCATCCTCATCAACGGCCGTGTCCACGGAAGCTTCAACCCTGTTGGTGCGCGGACAGGCCGGTTCTCGTCGTCCAACCCGAACCTTCAGAACATTCCTTCGCGAACTGAGGATGGTCGGCGGATCCGCAGCGCTTACTGCGCTGACCCTGGCTATGCGTTAGTGGTCTTCGACTACTCGCAGATTGAGTTGGTGCTGCTTGCGCACTTCATTGGCAAGGGAGCACTTTTTGACGGTTTCTGGAACGGTGTCGATCCTCACACGATGACCGCGTCGCTGGTGTTTGGTGTGCCTGTTGAGACGGTCGCAAAGGAAATGCGTTCAGTCGCCAAGGGTCTGAACTTTGCGATCGTGTACGGCGCTGGTCCGGCGACCGTTGCTGACATGGCTGGTATCAGCGTGGATGAGGCAAAGACACATATGGCCACGCATCGCAAGATGTTTCCGGAAATCTATCGCTACAGGAACTATGTGATCAGCACTGCCAGGAGGCAAAAGCCTCCGCACGTTCGTACGCTTCTTGGGCGCTATCGCCGACTTCCTGAGCTTCTGTCCTCTAACGATGAGGTTCGGGCTCGTGCTGAGCGTCAGGCGTTCAACGCTCACATTCAGGGCTCCGGAGGGGACCTGATGAAACTCGCCATGGTGCGGCTTCGTAAGCGCCTTCCCAAGGGGGCGACAATGATTTTGACTGTACACGACGAAATCGTGGTCCATGCTCCGAAGGAAATTAGCGAGGAAGTCGCAGAGGCGGTGAGAGAAGCGGCAACGGGAGAAGAGATTCAGAAACTGTTCCGCGTTCCTGTTACCGGAGAGCTGGCCATTGTGGAGAGGTGGAGTGATGCTAAGTGACTCCTGAAGAAGAGCAGGAGTACGTGACAACTCGATTGCGTCAGAACGTGGTGATGGATCTGTGTCACAACAAGGATCCGTTACCTATTATGCGCCGTGCCGGGCTGGTCCCGCCGAGTACTGAGGGATTGAAAATTGCTCGGGCCGAAAGTGAGCACCGTCTTGCTTGCGTTGCTCCACTAGTTTTTGAGGTGAATCGTCTCGCTCAGATTGTTTCTGAGATGGTCATGCACATTATCCTGAGTGGAGACGGTGAAAAGCCACCTCCTGAAGTTGTGGCTGAGGCTGAGGTGCAGAACGCGATGCTTATCAGAATCGGGACACTGATAGTTATCGCGCATCTGCTCGAAGCCGATATTTTGCATTACTCGGAGAGGGTTGTGAAATGACTGGGTTCTGGGCGCAGAGGCTTGCCGAGATGCGTGGCAGGAAGTTCACTATTGCGGATCGAGCTCCTGTAGCGCCCGTATATCGGCCGTGGTGGGATCAGAACCCGTATCAGCCTCAGGAGCAGCCTCAGCCTCAGCAGCTTGCAGATCAGGAGATCCGCATTCCTAAGGGGCTCCGGTCTGCGCATTTGACCGATCGTTGTCCCGGGTGCGCTTCGCAGAACTATATGGCACCGCCCAACACGAATGCTCGGAAACGGTGCTATGACTGCGGCTTTCCGATTGTTCAGTCGGGCACCGACGCAGGTTTGCCTGGTGATAGTTCGATGCCTGTCCAGCCTGCGCGTCAGATTCACGACGGAACAAGTAATTACAACCCTTCGCACATCGTCGCCCGGGTTGGTTGATCCATAAGGTTGGTTAATCCATAAACTTCTCACCCGTAAGGACAAGACCTTGAGCGTTCTCGCCCTTGACGGGTCTCTGATCGACCCGTACAGCCAGTTCATCGCCCTTTCCCGCTACGCCCGCTACCTGGACGAAAAGAATCGGCGGGAGAAGTGGGTAGAGTCTGTCGAGCGCTATATGGATTTCATGGTGGCGCATCTGAAGCGCAAGCACGGATACGTTCCGGATCCTGTGCTTGTGGACGAGATCGCTTACGCCATTAAGAATCTTGAGATTATGCCGTCTATGCGGGCACTCATGACGGCAGGTCCGGCTCTGGATATTTCAAATGTGGCCGGGTACAACTGCTCGTATCTGCCTATTGATGATCTGGCTGCGTTCTCAGAGATCTTGTTTATCCTGATGAACGGCACCGGTGTTGGTTATAGCGTTGAGCGCTATTACGTGGACCAGTTGCCACCGGTTGCTGAGGCCCGAAGGGAGACGAACGTTCCGAATATCATCGTAGGTGACTCCAAGCTTGGGTGGGCGACCGCGTATCGTTCACTGATCAGCTACCTGTGGGAGTACGGCGTCACGCCAACCTATGACCTGTCGCAGGTGCGTCCGGCTGGTTCTCGTCTGAAGACCTTTGGCGGCCGTGCCAGCGGACCGGAGCCTCTTCGCGAGCTTTTTGAGTACACGATTGAGCTGCTTAACAGCGCTCGCGGCCGGAAGCTGCGTCCGATTGAGGTGCATGATCTCGTCTGCAAGATCGCAAGCGTGGTGGTCGTAGGCGGCGTGCGCCGTTCGGCGATGATTGCGCTTAGTGATCTGGACGATGAGGAGATGGCCACTGCGAAATCGGGCGAGTGGTGGACAACCCATCCTCATCGCGCACTGGCCAATATCAGCGCCGTCTACCATGACAAGCCAAGCCGCGAGGATTTCAACCGCGAATGGGACACTCTGGTAAGCAGCGGCTCAGGTGAGCGTGGGATCTTCAACCGCGCTTCCGCGCAGCGGCAGGCCGCTCGTAATGGCCTCCGGGACATTACTGCCCGTTACGGAACCAATCCGTGCGGTGAGATCATCCTTAAGCCTATGTCGTTTTGCAACCTGACTGAGGTTATCGTCAGGCCGAAGGATGATCTGCACCTTCTGCGCTGGAAGGGCCGCCTCGCCACGATTCTCGGGACCTGGCAGTCAACCTTGACGGACTTCCCCTTCCTGCGACCTCAGTGGAGGCGCAACGCTGAGGAAGAGCGCCTGCTCGGTGTGTCTCTGACGGGAATCTATGACAACCCGTTGACGGCTAACACTACCGATGAGCTGGGCGACGCGCTGGCCATCCTCCGTACGGAGGCTCGCGCAGCTAACGCCATTGAGGCGGCGAAAATCGGCATTCCGGTAAGCGCTGCCATCACGTGCGTCAAGCCCTCTGGGACTGTCTCTCAGCTGGCTGGCTCCGCTTCTGGAATCCACCCCTGGCATGCGCGGTACTACATCAGGAGAGTCCGTGCGGATATCAAGGATCCGCTCGCGCAGCTTATGCGGGACAGCGGAGTCCCGTGTGAGCCGGATATCACGGCTCCGGACAAGACGCTGGTGTTTTCTTTCCCTATCGCCGCTCCGGAGGGCGCGGTGACCCGTGCCGACCTGTCGGCCGTTGAGCATCTGGAGCACTGGCTGGTCTACAGGCGTTATTGGTGTGAGCACAATCCCTCAGTCACGGTTAGTGTGCGGAGGGACGAGTGGGACAAGGTCAGGGAATGGGTCTGGGAGCACCTTGAGGATTTGACGGGTGTGACCTTCCTGCCGTATGCAGACGAGGATCACGTGTACGAACAGGCTCCCTACCAGGAAATCACCGAGGACACCTATCGCGCTCTCCGTGCTGAATTCCCTGAGGTCCGGTGGGAAGACCTCCCCTTCTATGAGATGGAGGACTCCACTCAGGGCGTGCAGGAGCTCGCCTGCTCGGCAGGTGCCTGTGACGTGGCGGATCTGACGTCGGCAGCGTAATCAAATCTTTATAAAGATCTTCGGCTCTAGAGTTGATACGTCGGTTGAGGCCATGCGGGTAGACATTTAACCTCTCTCCGCATGGCCTCAAGTATCAACTAGGGGAAACGTGACACCGGAAACCCTCGCGCTTATCAACCAGATCAATAAAAAGCTGGGTGAGGGAACTCTTGTAACCGGATCCGAGATGGCCGTAACCGGCCGGATCACTAGCGGTTCTCTGGGGCTGGACATCATCCTCGGGGGAGGCTGGCCAGTCAATCAGTGGCACGAAATCATCGGGAAGGAAAGCCACGGGAAAACGGCTATCGCATTGAAGACGGTTGCCGCGAACCAGGCGAAGAATCCGGATTTCGTCACCCTGTGGGTAGCAGCTGAGAAGTATGACGTCGGTCAGGCTGAGGCCATTGGAGTGGACAATTCACGTGTCGTTGTGCTGCCCACTCAGGATATGGAGCTGGCATATGAAACCATGCTCCAGTTTGCTGAGCGGCGTGCGTGTGACCTGATTGTCCTGGATTCTTATCCGGCTCTCATTCCCGCTGAAGAGGCGGAGAAGAGCATGGATGAGTCCGTGATGGCTATTGGTGCCAGGCTGACTGGGAAGTTTTTCCGCAAGGCGGGAAAGGCCACCAAGCGAAGTTTGACCGGTGATGATCGACCGGTTACCGGTCTGATCATTAACCAGTGGAGAGACGCTATTGGAGTGTTCTCTCCGCAGGGCACTGCGCAGACCACGCCAGGTGGGAACGCAAAGAACTATTTTTTCTACACACGTGTTGAGGTAAAGCGGGACGAATACATTGATGAAACCCGTCCGGGACATGGCAAGGCCCGAGTTGGGCAAGTGATCAAATTCCGGACCATCAAGAACAAGTCTGCACCCCCTCAGCAAGTCGCCACCGTTGATTTCTACTTCCGTGACGCTCCGTTCCTTGGTTTCCTGCGTGGAGAGTTCGATACCGCGAAGGAAATCTTTGTCTACGCGGTGCTATACGGGATCATTCAGCGCCGGGGAGCCTACTACATCCTCGGTGACAACAAGTGGCAGGGCAAGGAAGCCGTACTGGATCACATCAGGGCGAACACAGAGCTGCAGGACAAACTGCTCCGCGATGTTATCGAGCAGTCCAGGCGGCCGGATCGGGAGCTCTATTCGCAGGAGGAGCCGTGAATTACGATGAAGTGAATAAGCTGAGGCTGCTGAGGATGTAATCAAGTTTTTTCTACGGCTTCATCGTTCTCATCCTTGCGCAGAAGAAGGAACATCCTCGCCGCCGGACGGGCGGAGAGGCTAAACGCCTGTGGAGGCGACGTAAGACCCCCCTTTGGGGTGGCAGACGCCTGTGAAGCAGGAAGCCGCAGAAGTGCCGAACTGGCACAGGCTGAATCCCCGGCCTTCAGGCGGGGAGCGCGTCAACTGCGGAGACACGCCCATGGGTCGTCCGAGTGGATTCGCTTGCTAGAACATGAGCTAATCGGAAGTGAGCATGGAAATCCTCGCTACCCTTGCAGCCATGGCAGTTTCGCTGGTTGTGTACTCACTGGTAAGTAGATGGGAGCGAGGATGAGCATCGAAGTCGCGATCACCATTCTCGTCGTTGCGATAGTGGTGGCACAGGGACTTGTAGACGCCATCGTCGAATGGTTTGAGCACAGAAGGGATCCAAGATGAGCAACAAGGCGTCGTTCGACCTGAACTTCAAGGATTTCCTCGGGAACCAGATCAGTGTCCCCGGTTATGTGCTCTATCCGGGCTCTGATGGGGAGATGGTGTACGGACGCTTGGTTGGTCTCCGCACGTGGGCTGGGACGAATGGCCCTGAGGTCCGGCTGCGCATCATTCCTTTGAAGCGGTCTTCTATTTCTGACGGCATTTGTGCTGAGCTCCAGATTCCGGTGGTAGTGAAGAATTGGCGGAACGTAGTCGCGGTTAATGCAGCTATCGGCGGGTTTTGATGGATAGCCGTATTAGAGCGTCACGGCGTCAGGAGATCAGGGGCGCGAAACTCCACGGAGGAACCAGGAATTCGGGGTCTGGAAACGGCCCTTGGCGGAAGGCCGACGTCCGTACTCCTGATGAGCTGTGGGAGTTCAAGCGCACTGACAAAGAACAGTTTACTTTGAAGCTGAGGGATCTCCTCACAGCAGAGAAGCATGCCCTTTCTGAGGGACGCTCTATGCGGTTTGGAATCGAAATTGGCGGCAGACACTGGGTTGTTCTCTCCGAAGAGGACTACCTAGAGCTTCGGGGGAACACATAGTGGTACTGAAGCCACGAATGAACGCTCCGGATTGGACAGCGGGAGGGAACGAGGAAAAGGCGGCAAAGTGTATAAAGTTTCCTCCTGACCGTGAATCCGGATATGACCCATGGTTCATGGAGGAGTACGAGGAAGACTGTCTGGATATCTGCAATGGGACATGGGACGGGAAGGTCTGTCCCATGCGCCAGCAGTGTCTGGAGTTTTCAATTATCAATAACGAAGCTTATGGCGTATGGGGCGGACTCCCACCGCATGACCGCCTCGTAATGAGAAAAGCTCGCCGCCAGAACCCTTACATGGAAATCAAATGGCATCCACCTACTCCCAGGAAACCGGATCTGTCCGAAGAAGACCTGCTCGACCTGGAGGAAGTCGACGAACTGGAAGAAGTACTCGACTGACCGGTCGTCTTGCCGATTTCGCCAAGGCCAAGCAGACTGGTGGAATTCTCGGAGATGTCCGGCTGTACCTGATGCGCAAGGCCGATCAGGCTAGTGATCGCAGGCAGGACATCATCCATCCCAGCGAGATGGCATCACATGAGTGGTGTCCGCGTAGAACGTATTACCGGATCAGGGATGTGCGCGCTGGACGCGCGTGGACTCCCGAGAGGCACTCCGCAGGAACCCTGGCCATTTTTGAGGAAGGGCACTTCATCCATCGCAAATGGCAGGGCTGGCTGCGTGAGATGGGTGTCCTGAAGGGGCGCTGGGATTGCCTGGAGTGTGCGCGGAAGGGCGTGGCTTATGGGCTTGATCCTGGCTCGTGCCCGGAGTGCAGCAGTGTCGTGGGAGTGGTGTATGGGGAGGTGCCTCTTGACGCCACTCGTGAGCTGCTGATTGCTGGCAGCTCAGATGGATGGGTGGGAGACTCCCTTATTGAGATCAAGGGGATCGCAACCGGAACTCTGCGGATTGAGGCTCCTGAGCTCCTTAGGGAGCACACCCACAAGACGATCGGCGGAAAAGAGATTGTCGATATCAACGGAGCGTGGGAAGCGCTTAGCCGTCCGCTCCCGGCCCATATTCGGCAGGGACAGATCTACCTGCATCTTGCAGCCCTGATTGGCGTGCCGGTTGACACCATCACCTACCTGTATGAGTGCAAGGTCAACCAGCAGGTCAAGGAATTCACTATAAGGCGTTCTGAGCGGATTGTACGGCCGCTGCTTGAGAAGGCAGAGACGATCGCGAATGCGATCAGGCATCCGGATGAGGCCCCGATTCCTGACCGGGCTTTTGATAACCCTGATAAGCGCCCTTGCAAGACCTGCGAGTTTGCCAAGGAATGCTATGCGGAAAATTCGGCGGCAGCACAGCAATCGCGTAGCTCAGAGAGATCAGCAGCTGGTGGAGCGTATCGCCAGCCTGGACGTTCCGCCAGCGCCAGCCGATTCGCCTCCCATGCTCCCCAGGGACGTGACGGAGCTGTCATACCAGGATCTGATGATCTTGTTCGGGGAGATGACCGGGTGGGCCGCACACTACGCGGGACTCCTGGCACAGGCGGAAGCCCGCGAAGAGTCCGCAGAATCGCTTCTTGAGTTCCGGCGAGCACAGGCGAAAGAGGCTATTGCGAATCGAGGAGGGAAGAAGTCTGCGACTGAGGTTAAGGCGGCGGCTGAGGCTGATGAAGACGTCCAGTCCGCAAAAGAGGAGTACCTGAAGGCTCGCGCTGAGCGTCGGCTGGCACAGGTCCGTTACGACAACTCGTGCAGGTTTGCTGCGTTTCTGAGCCGTGAGTTGTCCCGCCGTACCGCTACCAGAGACCAGGACGGTAGAGCTGAGAAGTGGTTGCCCTGAGGAACGAAATTGGGGGAACGATGGACGTTCGTCTGCTTGCATACACGGTGATTACTGATCACGTACGGGATCGGCTCGGGAACGAGCCGGGAGTTTCGGACATTGATTTGCTTGCCGAGTATGCTGGCCGGAATTGTTACCAGTCATGGCACAAGCCAAATCCCGCTACTCGGGAAAACAGCGGATACATCGAAAACATCCGGAATCACAGGCATTGGTCCGTTCTGGAGCATGGGCAGGCCACATTTGAGGTTGAGGGGGTTTCTCTTGCGCTCATGTGGGAGCTGACCAGGCACCGCCATCTTTCGTTCTCTATTCGTTCTACGCGTTATTGCCCGCCGGATGGTTATGCCCTGCACCCCACACTTGCTCTGTTCGGGAAGCACAACAGGTCCATTATTGATTCTGTTGAGTCGGTGTGGGATGAGGCTCTTGCAGAGTATCACAATATTTTTGTGACTCTTCGTAAGAATGGTGTTCCGCTTAAGTCCTGCCGTGAGGCGGCTGCGCAGTTTCTTCCGGTGATGACGTCTACCTGTATTGTTGTGTCGGGCAATATGAGGGCGTGGCGGGAGGTTATTGAGAAGCGGAATGATCCCGCTGCTAACGCTGAGATTCAGATGCTGGCCAAGCTGGTCCTTGCCGAGCTGAAGGCGCTTGCTCCTAATACGTTTGCTGACCTGGAGCTGAATCCGGGGGAGAAGAAGTAGCCATGGACTGGTTGGATTTCCTGATTCTCATCGCTGTCATGGGATTGTTCATCAATGAGGCAGCATCTTACCTGGTGGCTGCTCGGGATTCCATTGAGCAGAACAGACAGATGAACGTTTAGGAGGGCTTGATGGGGGTTGTCCTCGGTTTGCACGGTTATGGTGGTGTCGGCAAGGACACGCTTGCCGATGCTCTGGTGGACAACTACGGGTTTGTAAAAATCGCGTTTGCCGATCCGGTCAGGGAAATCCTGTATCGGATGAATCCGGTCGTGGTGATTGAGGACAACCAGCCCGTCTCCCTTCAGGAGGTTGTTGACCGGATCGGCTGGACGGAGGCCAAGCATTTGTATCCGTCGGTTCGGGAAATGCTTGTCGGTCTTGGGATGGGGGCGCGTCAGTCCATCGGACCGCGTGTATGGATCGATGAGGCTATGCGCCGTGCCGGGAATCATGAGCGAATAGTGTTTTCTGATGTCCGAATGCTGGACGAGGCGGTGTTCCTCCGGGACGTGTATCGCGCGATCTTGGTGCACGTCGTGCGTCCTGGTGTTGGTCCGGCGCACAATCAGGAGTTGTCCTCGCTCCCACCAGCAATGCTGGATTATGTAATCGAGAATGACGGTGACATCGTTGATTTGAAGGCCAAGGCCGACATTCTGATGAACCGGCTTGCTCTGAAAGGCCTTGTGTCCTGATTCATGTGTGAGGACGAGCATTGAAGTACGTCGGAATCGACCCGTCATACTCTGGTTTCGGGATCACTATTTTGGATGAAGACGGGTCACATGAGACCCATGTGTGGGACTTTAGCGCAAGGACCTGCAAGGGATCTGGCTCAAACCAGCTGTATGCGGTTTATCGCAAACTCGCTGAATATCTGGTGTTTGCTGCCGAGCCTGAGCAGTACGCGCACGTGGGTCTTGAAGGATACGCTTTCAATGCTAAGCGTGGCGTTGCAAAATCCGGGGAACTTGGAGGAGTTGTCAAGGTCGTCTTGATGCTCGTGATGCCGATGCCCGTGTGCTACCCAACCATCATTGCACCGCCTCAGGTAAAGCGTTACGCGTCTGGTGAGGGTGATGCCGCCAAGGACAATATGCTCTTGTACGTCTATAAGCAGTGGGGTGTCGAGTTTGACCATATTCCTCCGAGGCTTCGGAACAACGCTGCGGACTCTTATGCGATTGCCCGCATGGTGATGGATCTGGAAGGCGGTACGGCAGAGCACCAGTATCAGAGAGATGTGATTGCGAAACTCAAGCCGCATACGGAGGGTGGTGCGGCGTATGAGGACTGGCTGAAGGACCTCTCTGCCTAATCCGGATTGTCTGAGAGCCCGCCGTGAGGCGGGCTCTTTTTGTGTTACCAGAATTTCAGTTCGTATCCCTAATCTTGACTTAAGTGGCAGAATACGGAAATTCAGGTAACACAATGAGTGAAAACGCTAACGGTCTGACCGTGCTTAAGGTGCGGTCCTCGTCAAACGCATCGGCACTCGCCGCTGCGCTCAGCCATGCCATCTATGACGGTAAGGATGTGGCGCTGCGTGCTATCGGCGCAGGAGCGGTCAACCAAGCAGTTAAGGCTGTCGCTATCGCTCAGGGGTTTGTCGGTACGCGGGGGATCACGCTGTCGGTACGCCCTGGCTTCGACATCGTGAAAATGCCCGAGGGTGATATCACGGCAATGGTGCTGCGGATCATTACCGACTGATAGATAAACGGGAAACCGGCCTACACTAAAAACGTCCGTAGAGATATCGGGTGGGAAGTATGGATCGAAACAACGAGTTCACCACAGGTGCGCTTGGTGGCATGCCATTTTTCCACTCGATACAGCAAGAGCACCCCCAGGGATATCGGCCTTTGTCGGTTCTGGATAATCCCACTCGTAGTCCAATCGGTCTCGGCCTGTCGGAAACTCAGCGTCTAATGCCTGACGGACGCCTGCTGCCGAGTAAAAACGGGGTCTCCGACGAAACGTATGAGCGCCGTGCCTGGCTAGGGGCTATGTGAGGGATTGGAGTCATGGCCGATAGGACTATCACTGAGTACCCGACCATGGGGAAGTCCGCCGCCACCGATTGGCGGAATGTGAGCGGTACGGTGTATCGCGGTGATCTGGAGCAGCGCCACACCTATAGCAAGGACAGCATGGTGATGGCTGCCCTTCACCCGTCGCGGCGCAATGTGCATGAGCGTCTTGGTTTTGTCGGCGGCATCCAGGTGCGCCATGTGTATCCGAACGTCCCCGAGGCTAGTCTGACCCAGCGCAATGTTCGGACAATGCCGAACCGGCATGGACTGAGCGATTTTTGGGCGAAGCGGCAGTACGGACAGCGCATGCAGTGAGGTGACCTAATGCCCGCGTTTCTTGCTCCTCTTGCTGGCGTTGCTGCTCGCGTCGCCGCGTCCAGTCTGGGTCGCCAGCTGATCAAGGGTGCGGTCAGCCACACGGCTGGCTACATGCTCGCCAACCGTCTGCAGAACCAGCAGAACCAGCAGCCTCAGGACCCTTACCAGCAGCACCGTTATGCCTAACGTCAACTACTCACAGTTCCCCGCCGCCACCACGGTCGGTGGCGGCGGTGGTTTCCGGGACTTGATGGATGCCCGTCGGTCCGGTGTGTATCCAACGGCTCCACATTCTAACTATCCGGACGGCTATCTCGGCACCATCCGGACCCGGCGGGATGACAGGCTGCTGCGCGCGGTACAGGAACGCCTCACGCAGAGGTCCTACCAGCGCGGGGTCCACAAGGGAGAAAAGGTAGAGCTTTCCGACTATTTCTGGCCACCGGACTTTGGTCCAACAACCGGTCTTGAGTATCAGGAGCGTGGGCGGCGCTGGACGGCAAAGGGAGACCCAGTAGAACGGTTCGCCTATGGCGGCAGGCATCTGCTCACCTCTCCGTCTGAGCTTGGGGAGCTGGCCAAGCGCTATGGCGTGTCCGCCTACCGTCCTGAGAGTCGTGCCGAGACGGATCCGGCCTTCGCCCAGTACATGCGCCGCTATCTGCCCACGTGGAGGTGACCATGGTCGCCGGACCTTGGGCATCCCTGCCGGAAAAAATCCTGTCAGGTCGTCTTGATGCGTTGATGAGGGCTGACGCCCGGACTCTGGAGTCTATTCGTCCCCCGATTCCGAACATCGGCAAGGTGTTTCCTCGCTACACCGGTAAAGAGCGTCGTCCTATAACGATTCGGGATGTCGTAAATTTGGGGCTGAAGTATCCAGGCCCAAACGCTGATCCTCTTTCTCAGCGTCCCGGTTATATGGGTTCACCGTTACCAGGATTTGGCTTGTCTTGAATACTCTGGATTTCGGCGAAGGATTAACCGAGGTTTTGGAATGGCCAAGAAACCGTTTAGGGCCGACGACAAGCGTCGTGGCGGCCTTGGGGACAATGTACCTATCACGGCTTCCGACAATGACGGTGCTGGTCCGTCGCTCTATGACATCTTGGGCCGTGGCAAATACCTCCTGAACAGCAAGCAGTTCTCCATTGGTCAGGGAAAGAGGGTTGCCTGATGGCTTATCCCCCGTCTCGCAGCTGCATGTCCGAGTTCATTGAAGGTGCAACCGATGGTGGCATGCGAAAGCCCACGCCGAATCGGGGCGGTTTTGATCGCTCCCCGGCGAATACCTACCCAACTTCGCCGATGGTTGGCGTGATTAAGGGGCGTGAGCGGTGAGCGTCTACAAGCAGCCTATTCCTGAAAATCGCCCGGATATGGCACCGGTCCGCCCTGAGGATGGTGACCAGGACGCTAAGGTTCAGGTGCGCCCCCTTCCTGAGTTCGACGAGAGGGGGACGTGATGAGTCTGACCGCTGACGCTTTTATTGCCGTTGCTGAGCGGGAGATTGGCTACAAGGAAGACAAGAACGGAGCAACCAAGTACGGTATTTGGTACGGCAAGCGGCATAAGAATCCGGCATATGACAAGGCAGCCTGGTGTGACATGTTCCTTGTCTGGTGCGCCTACCAGGCTGCAGGTGAAGCAGGTGTCGCTATCGTCGGTGATTTCGCCTACACGCCGTGGCATGCGAGCTGGTTTGCTCGTAACGGGCGTTTCGGCAACACCCCGAAGAGGGGCGCGATCGCCTTTTTCGACTGGGGGGGATCGAAGAACATCTACGCCATTGACCACGTCGGCATTGTTCTAGGGACTGACTCTCTCGGCCGCGTGGTGACGATTGAGGGCAATACGTCCAACCAGGTAGCCAAGCGTTACCGGTCCATGTCCACCATCGTCGGCTACGGATATCCTAAGTTCGCCGCTGCCGCCAAGAATGCGTCGGTCAAGGCGGCGAATACCAAGCCTGCTACCACGAAGAAGCCGTCGGTTCCGGCATATCCGCTGCCGAAGGGTCACGTTCTCGGCTACCCAAAGACCAAGTACATCCACGACGGTACGGAGAACGCGACGTATAAGAATGCTGTCCGTACGGCCCAGAACCGCTTTAAGGAGCGGGGCTGGACCATCACCGTGGACGGTATTTTCGGGCCGCAGACGACTAAGGTCACCAAGGCATTCCAGGCTGAGAAGGGCCTGGAAGTTGACGGCCGTATCGGTCCGATCACTTGGAATGCACTCTGGACCGCGCCGATCACTTGATTCGTGATTAACGGGGGATGATTTGAGCAAGATCCGGCTACTCGTTTGTCATAATTGCAAGACGATTGAAGAACTTCCCGACTTTCAGGGCAATCCTCGTGATGACCACGTGCTGGCGTACTTGATTGAGCAGAAGCATACGACCCCTGAGGGTACGGCGCATATCGGAAATCTGTTTGATATTGATGAACACCAGTGGCGGCGTCCTGAGGTTCGGCTTGAGGTCCTTAAGGAAATCAAGCAAATGAGCGGAAAGGGCCTTGGAGACGAGTTCTACGAGGTCAAGGCCACATTCCAGGAGGATGCCGCGCAGTGCTGGAGGAGTAAGAAGCTCACTCGGAACAATTGTGATGAGTACCGCTCTGAGCGGAAGGCGCTTGTCCCCAACACCAAGGACATCAGAAAGGAACTTGGTCTCGGGAAACCTCCCAAGCTTCGCTACTTGTGTGACTTCTGTCCGTACACGTCCAAGGTCATGCAGCGCAAGCGTGCTGCAGCGGGTTATTACGACTACGTCGATTAGTCCGGAACATTGAAGCATTATTTGTTTGTGTACGGCCATCGTAAGGCTCGCATTCTGAAGTCGCCGAAGTTCGATGACGGGCGTATTGCGCTGCGGCGACGTTTTTCTTTGGAGCGGAATTGCGATGGTATCGGCGATGTTGAAGTTGTCGTCTTAGGCGCTCATTCGATGGATCAGTTTAAGCGACGCATTCGAGGTGCCCGTACCGGATGATTTGAGGAATGGCTATTCTGGTGGTATGGCGTCCGGCAGACGCGATTCGTGATTTTTCCGAGGGATTTTTGTGACAGGGATGTGAGGGCGAATAGATGGTTGCAGAATCTGGGGCCGTGCCGCTGATCGGGCAGAATTCGGGGGAGCAGAACGAAGCCAAGCCGCTTGAGGTCCGGACGGCAGTTGTTCTGTTCATGACCAACGATGGTGAAGTTGTTGGATCAAATGATCTTCGTTTGATCAACGACAAGCTGCTGAGGGTTCAGAAGATCGCACACCCGGATGAGTTCCTTGCCATGTGTCATGTAGCCGCGTCTGATATTGACGCTCAGCGCACAGCTGGTGAGGTAAGCCGGGTTATGCAGATGGCTGCGCGTGCCGCTATGGAGCAGCAGCGTAACGCCGCGATCCTTTCTCAGCTGAAAAATAACGGAAAGGGATAATCGCAAAATAGAATGGGGGTATGGCCTACCAGTCCCCAGATTACTATCTGAGAAAAGCCGCTGCGGCCACTCCTGATATTGTTCCGGAGCCCGGTCACAGTGGCTATTTCTCTTCCCCTACAGAGGGGCTGGACCCGGATCTTTTCATTGGTGATCGGATCCGGCTTGACGTGCGGGAGAAGATCATCGCCCCGCTGGACGCTTTCTTCCGGCAGCGCGGACTGAGTGACTGGGGCCGCTACACACGTGTGTGGCTCGCCGGTAGTGGGATCTCATATCAGTGGGACGCCGATCGTGGGAATGGCGATTTGGACGTCCTGATCGGTATTGATGCAGCTGAGCTGCGTCGTGTCGCGCCCCCCTTCCAGGGGCTGTCTGATACCGAGGCTGCCGACGTACTGAACAGCTGGCTCCGCCGTGACCTGTGGCCTCTGACGGCCCAGACCCGGATTGGGAGCAAGGTATACGAGGTCACGTACTACTGGAATCCGGGTGTCACTGACTCCCCAGGTGCCATCAGGAGCATCCGGCCGTATGCCGCCTATGACCTGACCACGCCGGGATGGGTCGTACGGCCGCCCAGGCTGCCGTCGGACCCGGCGCTGTTGTATCCCCGAGAGTGGCATCAGGCTATCCAGCGCGAGGTTCAGACGGCGAGAGAGATCTTGAGCCGATTCAATGCGGCTCGTGCGCAGGTGCTGTCAACCACTGGTCCGGCACAGACAAACGCCCTGACTCGGATGCGCCTTGCCGCTGCGCAGGCCGCCGCGCTCTATGACGACATCCATATGGGTCGCCGCGCTGCTTTTCGGCAGGGTGGTGAGGGATACCGCGATTGGGCGAACTTCCGCTGGCAGAGCCACAAACGGTACGGCACCGCACAGGCTCTCGCGGCTGTCAGACGGCTGGCCGATGAGGCATCACAGCAGGCCAGCGCAGCACTCTACGGAGGTCCTGTGGCTGACGCTGAGGCGGCGCGTATAGCAGCTCTCCAGTGGACCAACGCTAGGGGGATGCTATGAGCGGTATCGCCGTGGTCACCATGGACGGCATCATCCGTGATCCTGTCCATGACACGCTGATCACAAGCGGTCGTGATCTCGCCGTTGCGTTGAGCGCGGATTACCGCGTGGTATTTCTTGCGGACACGGATGATCACGATCTGTGGGATTTGTGGTTGGCGCGCCATGATTTTACAGAGCACGCTTTTGTTGTTGAGCGCCGTCCTGAGGACCCAGAAGACACCGCAATCCGGCGTGTACGGCAGATAGAGCGGTTGCGCGGTCAGGGTGCATCTGTAGAGCTGTTCATTGATTCCGATCCTGGCGTTATCGCCACTGTTATGCGTCTGGGCGTGCCCTGTCTCCTATACGTTCACCCTCAATACGCGCGCCCGGAATTCCGGCCGGATTATCAGGCAGAGATTCGTCCGTGGGACACGTTGGTGATGGAACTTAACCGGACTAAAGAACTGCGGGCGGCAGACCCACGATATAGGAGACCTAGTGTTCGACTTCAACGCATTGAATAAGACCGTAGACAGCAATATAGCTCGCGTTCACGGCGGCTGGGGACGCTGGAACGACAAATTTGTTCGGAAGCAGCTTGACCGGTCCTTCTCCAGGATGAGGGAGAAGGCTCGTGCTGAGCAGCTGCGAAAGACCTATGGCCCTAGCCAGGTAGCTGATCGTGTTTTCCGGACTGGCGCTGAGGGCGAGTACGCCCGCAATCGCCGTGTGACCTTCAAAGGGCCTTCCCAGGCTTCACAAATCGGTGGGATGAAAATCAACCGTTTGCAGTCCGCTGAGCCTGGGTCTATCAAGTCCACGAATCTGAGTAAGACGCCATCGACATACTACACGCCTTCCGTGCGCGGTCCCCAGTTCGGGGGTAGCACGTACCCGGCGTTCCGTACCACGGGTTTGCCGTCTCCCAAGGGTGGGATGCCTCCCGCGAGGGAGAGCATCAGGGCTTACCAGGACCGAAGGCTGCGCTCGCGCACGCCAGCGCCGAAGAGCTGGCAGCAGACCGAACTTCCTATCCCTAAGGCTTCTCCAACGTCTAGAGGTACGCAGCTGGAGCTTCCTGTTGCCCGTAGGTCGAATCTGGTGCCGCAGTCGCGCTTTGAGGGCCGTTACGAGGGGCCTCCGGAGAACAAACGACCTGGGCAGATGGCGCTGTTCCAGCCGTGGGCACAGCAGTCTCTGCCCATAATTCCTCACCGCGAGTCAACCTGGACGCCGCCTGAGCGCACCACACCCAAGACGCACCAGTACAAGATTCCGTACAAGGGCACTTACAAGGGTAATAAGCCTCCGCGCAAGCCACTGCCGCCCATGTAGCGAGCGGGTTTAGGGGAAGGGGACCCAGCCCCGATACGTCGTTATCGGAGCATTTAGGGGTTCCCAGTGCTGACCCTTTATTTTGGGGGAGCTGAAATCCCTGGTTGGCGGAAATTTCTCGCCGATCAGGGGGTCACACACGTATCGATGTCTTTCGTCGGTCTGCTGCGGCGGACACGTCTTGTGCGGCCGTGGCTGATTGATGAGAAATTCCCGGAAGACATGGCGATCTTTCTGGATTCTGGCGGTTACACGCTGAACAAGAATCCGGAGAAATACACGATTGAAGAGCTCCACGAAATGGCGCATAAGTACCGGGATTTCGTGGAGATGAATTATGACCGCTTGGAAATGGTATCGGAGTTTGACGCCCTTGTCCTCGGTCAGGAGTGGATTCAGCGTGAGCGCGCCAGCTTCTGGGAGGGTCTTGGAGATAAGTGGCTGCCCATCTGGCACGCAGAGACGGGCATAGCGGAGCTGGAGCGTCTTGCCGCCACATACGGCCGTGTAGGCGTCCCTCAGACGTCTGTAGGCGGCCGGGACATTATCCCGGTACTCAACAGGCTGGCTCGTGATGGTGTGCGACTGCATGGCGTCGCCATGACCAAGACGACGCTTCTGGAAGAAGTTGCATTCGATTCCGTAGCGTCCACGTCTTGGCTCTCTCCCGCGCAATACGGGGATACTCAGATTTGGACCGGACACGAACTTAAACGCTATCCCCGCAAATACAAGGAACAGGGGCGTAAAAGGCACCGCCAGCACCTCGCATCTCAGGGGTTCAACACCGAGGCGATTGAAGCAGATGACCATAACGAGGTGTTGCGTGTTGCCGTTTGGAGCTGGCAGCAGTACATCGCGCACCTGAATCGTGGGGGAGTAGTTAGTACATTGCGGAATAGGGATAATCCCGAAAATCGGGAAAACGAGCGCGCAGAAGTTGATACGCAGGTTTCCGAAACCAGTACCGAAGTATCAACTAGAAATCCGTTTCCGCGCGAGCGTCGGCAGCTTTTGCCGGGCGTCGTACTGGACGTCGTAAGCCGCTCTGAGCTGGGAGAAGACGGTCAACCGGTCCAACGAGAGGAACGCCGTGTCGGTGTAGATCGTATTGCTCTACGCCAGTGTGATAGTTGCTACATTGCCAGCCGTTGCCCGGCGTTCGTGCCTCATGCCGAGTGTGGTTATGAGATCCCGGTACAGATAAAAACCCGGGAACAGCTGGACGCGGCACGGCGCGCTGTCCTTGCCATGCAGCTGCAGCGCGTCATGTACATGCGGTTGGTGGAGGAGCTGGAAGGCGGTTATTCCGATCCGAATCTCTCCAAAGAAATCGATCTGTTCAACCGCATGGCTACCCAGCTCTCAGAGGAAGACGCCGAGTCGGTTTCCATCAGCATAAAGGCTCGTGCTCGCTCCGATGGCGAGACCGGAATGATCGGCCGTCTGTTCGGCCGCGAGGCGGCAGAACAGGTTCGCGCGCTTCCTGAGACCGTGGAGTCGGACGATCTGCTTCAGCACATGGGAGTTGTTGACGCTGAGGTAGTGGATCGCTGACCGGAAAACGCTAGAAGCCCCGCGCCAAAAATCTGGCGTGGGGCTTCTAGCGTACTTTGGCTATTCCCATTCGGCGAAGAAGCGTATTAACGCCCCCGGTTATAATCGAAATTGTCCGAGAATTCGGCACGTGATTGGGGATTATGTGGCGGCTCGACGAACTGCTCGACGAACTCTGCCGCATCGCCGCCGCGGGCCTCAGCGACGGAATCCTCACCTCCGCATTCGGTCACACATAAGTGAGAAGGAGACCATGTCCCCCAGGAAGAAAAAGATCACCGAACAGGCGGCCCTGCTGGGCATGCCCGCCATGGCCGACCTGTACGACACCCTGTGGAAGGCCGCGAACAAGCTGCGTGGCTACATGGACGCCGCACAGTACAAGGACTTCGTCCTGGGCCTGGTGTTCCTCAAGTACGTCTCGGACGCGTTCGAGGAGCGCCGCGAGGCCATCCGCGCGGAGATCCTGGCGCAGGGCATCCCCGAGTCCCGTCTCGACATGTTCCTCGACGACAAGGACGCGTGCATCGGCCACGGCGTCTTCTGGGTCCCGGAAGAGGCGCGCTGGTCGCACCTGGCTGCGCACGCCAAGAGCGACGGCATCGGCGAGCTCATCGACCGTGCCATGGACGCCATCATGAAATCCAACCCGTCGCTTGCTGGCGTACTGCCCAAGATCTTCAACCGGGACAACGTGGATCAGCGCCGTCTCGGCGAGCTGGTCGACCTCATCAGCGACGCCAGCTTCACCGGCCACGGCGACAGGCCCGCCCGGGACGTGCTCGGCGAGGTCTACGAGTACTTCCTAGAGAAGTTCGCCCGCGCCGAAGGCCAGCGCGGCGGCGAGTACTACACCCCGCCCAGCGTGGTCAAGCTCCTGGTCCAGGTGCTGGAGCCGTACTCCGGCCGCGTCTACGACCCCTGCTGCGGATCAGGCGGCATGTTCGTGCAGGCCGAGAAGTTCGTGATCGCCCACCGCGGCATCCAGCACAAGGACGGCATCACCGTCTACGGCCAGGAATCCAACGAGCGCACCTGGCGGCTGGCGAAGATGAACCTCGCCATCCACGGCATCAGCGGCAACCTCGGCCCCCGCTGGGCGGACACCTTCCGCGAGGACAAACACCCCGACCTCAAAGCCGACTACATCCTCGCCAACCCGCCGTTCAACATGTCCGACTGGTCACGCACCGTGGACGACCCCAGGTGGCGCTTCGGCACGCCCCCGGCGAACAACGCCAACTTCGCCTGGCTGCAGCACATCATTTCCAAGCTCGCCGAACGCGGCACCGCAGGCGTCGTGCTCGCCAACGGCTCCATGACCTCCATGAAGTCCGGCGAGGGCGAGATCCGCGCCGCCATCGTCGAAGCCGACCTGGTCTCGTGCATGGTCGCACTGCCGCCGCAACTGTTCCGCACCACTCAGATCCCCGTCTGCCTGTGGTTCTTCGACAAGGACAAGAGCCCGCAGGGTGCCAAGCGGCTGGCAGACAGGCGCGGCGAGGTGCTGTTCATCGACGCCCGGAACATGGGCACGATGGTCGACCGCACCGAGCGCGTCCTCACTGACGACGACATCGCCCGCATCGCTGACACCTACCACGCCTGGCGGGGCACCGCCTCAGCCCGCGCCAAGAACCTGACGTACGAGGACGTGCCGGGATACTGCTATTCAGCCACCCTCGAGGAGATCCGCCAGCACGACCACGTTCTGACCCCGGTCCGGTACGTCGGCGTGCCCGAGGTCGAGAACGACGATGACGAGCCGATCACCGACAAGATCGCCCGGCTCGCCAAGGAGCTGTACGCCCACTTTGAGGAGTCCGCGCGGCTGGAGAAGGACGTGCGCGAGCAGTTGGAGCTGATCGATGGGTGAGGCCGTAACGCTGGCTGACGTCTGCGAACTTATTGTCTGTAGTCATAGTACTCCTCCGGAGTGTCCCGCCGAGGAGGCTTACGGGTTCGCCGTTGGCACGCCAAATGTCCGTGACGGACGAATTGTTCTTGAATCCGCCAAACGAGTAAATCGCGAGACGTTCGCCACCTGGACCGCGCGTGCTGTACCACAAGCTGGCGACTTGATCGTCACACGTAGGGGACCGGTAGGTCGAGTTGGGATAATTCCTGAAGGGGTGAAAATTTGCCTGGGGGCGAGAACCGTGCTTCTCAGAGCGAATGCGGAGATTGTTCACCCCCGTTTCCTGCACTATCTGCTGATGGGGCCTGACATGCAACATGCCATGCACGCCCTAAGCGGTGGATCTACCGTTCTCAACCTTAAAGCAGAAGATTTCCGTAATCTCAAACTCCCGCCCCTCCCTTCCCTAATGCAGCAGCGAATGATTGGCGAGCTGCTCGGCGCGCTGGACGACAAGATCGCGGCCAACGAGCGGATCGCACGGGCCAGCCTCGACTTGGCGGACGCGCACTTTGAATTGGTCGCCCGCAATCTCGCATATAGCTCTGAAACGTTCGGAACGGTAGCTGAGGTGTTCGTCGGAGGTACACCACGGACCTCAGAGCCCGCGTACTGGGATGGATCGATTGCCTGGGCCACGCCATCTGATGTCACTGGCCTGAGCGGACCCTATCTCTTCACCACGGCGAGAAAGATCACAGAGAAGGGCCTTACCCAGTGTGGTTCGCGGATCTACCCGCCTGGCTCAATCTTCATGACGTCGCGCGCGACGATCGGAGCCTTCGCGGTACCACAGATCCCGACAGCGGTGAGTCAAGGAATCATCGTCATCATTCCACGGCAGCCTGAAATGCGGTGGTGGTTGTTCCATGAAATGCGATCTCGGGTCGAGGAGATGCGTAGTCTCGCGAACGGCTCAGTTATCCTTGGACTGACTTGCGAGGATTTCAAGGCCATGCGCGTCCGATTGGCCGAACCCGACGTGATCGCCCGCTTCTCTGCGCAAGTTGATCCTCTGCATAAGCGAGCAGCTAAGTGCGTCGAGGAGTCGTATGTCCTGGCTGAGCTTCGCGACACACTCCTGCCCAAGCTGATGTCCGGTGAGATCCGCGTACGAGACGCGGAGAAGGCGGCCGATTAACCTTGGAAGCGCCCCGCCGACAGGCGGGGCGCAACCAGGATCAATCGGACATGTTCAGGAGCTTTTCAATTTCAGCGAACGAAATGGTGATCTCGCTCTCCAGAGCTATCCGTGGTTGTTGTAGGCTTCGACTATATGCTGCCCAAGGAAGACACCACACATTACGGTGGCGATAAGGGACACGAGGAATGCGATTAAAGCGAGCATCTTTTCTGAGCCTTCCCGGCTGTTAATCGTGATGTTTAAGAAGTACCCTGTTCCACTTGCGAGAACCATTACGGTGACCAGGGAAATTACGGCAACGAACTGCTCGTCGGTCATTCGGATTTCTCCCGGATTTTTCCGTTTTGCTATGGCCGTCTCCCAACCGGATTTTTTCGGCTGGGAGACGACTAAAGCCAAACGGATTACCGGCTCTCCAATTTGTATCGTTTCCGGCGTCTCAGAAGAAGATCAAAGTGCGTCGTCCAGTGTGTAGTCTACGAGACGTAGTCTGTCCAGCCCCTCTCGTTTCGCAATGATTGCTGCCGTCTCTTCAGTTAACCCACGGGCGCGGTGCTTTTCATAGAGTTTTGCGGCTTCTTCTGCCGTATGGGCGTCCCTGTACCGTGTGCCCAGGTCTCCGAAAGGATGTCCGTATTCCGGGTCCCTGACCATCGCACCCCAGGATGTTACCGTGCTCGCTTCTGTACCTACATATACGGTGGTACGGAACCTGCGGATCTCTACTTCATCCCCTGTGTCCAGTGTTAGTACGTGCTCCAGCTGACCTGCGTCAGCCTCCCACAGCTGCGGAGGCTCCTCCCCCGGCGCGTAGCCAAAATACTCTCCGAATCTCTTGAGTCCGGCAAGCCCACGCCTGAACCGTTCCCGAAACATGGCTCCAGCACGCGGAACCCGGCACAGCTGCAAGATGTCCGTTGGTGTAAGTTCCACGTGCGTGATCCGTTCAACCCTGGTTGGGAACCCTCCACGCTGCTTATGTATGCGGACACGATTGCCAAAGAAGGTGATGAAAGTCACCGACTTAGGATCTGTCCGCACCACGATCTTCCTAGCCGTGCGGTTACCGCTCCTAGCGGCGACCGTGTATGAGCAGACATCCCCAACTTTAAGGTTGCGCGTCTCAACCAACTCCATAGCGCCTCACTCCATAGCGCCTCCAAGTGGCGGCCGATTGGCCTTGGAAGCGCCCCGCCTGTCGGCGGGGCGCAACCATGGTCACCTTAGTCCTCGATGGTGATCAGGTAGTGACGCTTACGGTACGTTTTCCTGGTCACCTGCGCGAGCGGATCCCGAGGGCAACCGTTATCAATGTAGTCCTGCCAGCCACGGATATGGCGCTGAATAGCGGATCTGCGAGTCTTGAGGATACTGGCCACGTACTTGCTTGGCTTTGCCTTGAGCTGCGACTCAATGTCGGCAAGCTCAACCTGACGGTCCGCGATCATCGCGAGCGCCGCCTGCAGGCGGACCGCATAGTCATAGTGAGCGAAAGGGTTGCTGTTCATCGCGCTCCCGTGTCTTGGTGGTGGCTCCACTATAGCGGGGTGCGTGACGAGTGTCAACCTATCGCGCAGTAGTCGGGAACAGAGCTGTGACCTGGGGAAACGAAAGTCCCCGCGTCGCATTCCGACGCGGGGACTGGAAATCAACCCTTTACGTCAAGCTTAGGAAATTTCCGTGCCTTGCCCTTATACCTCCCATGCGGGTTTCTGTACACCAGCCCTATCTTGGCTAGCTGACTGAGCGTGTTGTTCCTGCCGTGCTTGTCGCTGTTGGTGCGAGACACGATAACCAGTCCTCCATCCTGAGGATTTCGGACGTGGTAGTGACGCCCATTTTTCTTGATCAGGAAACCTTGCCTTGCCGCGAGTCTCAAGATGGCCTTGATGTCTTTTCGGTCGGTCATGTCACTCTGGTCTTGGTGCGGTGCGTTTAGCTTAGTGGCTTTGGGGTGGTTTGGTCAACAGCTGTCTGAGTCCTCCAGCAAGTGTCTTAGGAAAGATCACGTGATCGGCCATCGGATTTTCCTCCAAGTTTGATTCGGATTTTTCCAGCAAGAGAGTTCGGATTTCTCTGGCGGATTACCAACCTGCCAGACCGGATTTTGTGCCCGGCAGGAAGGGGATTCGTCAGAGGTATTCGTAGAGGATCAGTTCCTTGGTGGACTCGCTTAGCGCTCTGCCATCCTGTCCAAGGAAGACGTCCATCAGGTCTTTTACGATCTCTTCGATCTTATCCCGCATTGCGGGATAAGGATGCACTGCATGTTGGTGTCTGGATCCTCCGACAACATTTCTTTGAAGCGCTTGACCGTGGCGGCATCTGCACAAGCGCGCCTGTACGCCTTGGCTGCCGCAGAAAGGTAGGGGGTTTGTCTCGTTCGATCAGCGAGGTCGTGCAGTGCGTCGCCGCTGAGCGTGTACTCTTGCGCTTCCATGGGTGACTGTGCGCTTCCATGGGTGACTGTACGTTGCCAAGATCGGCGGGATAGACGTCCGCTCTGGATGGGTAATCCTAGCTTGACTGCGCGAGGCCTGTCGACCCGTCGCTCAGCGGTTGTTCGTGTGGGCATATCCCCAGGTCACAACGTTTTATGCGCGACGGGTTGACACATGTCGCGCACTCCCATTAGTGTTAGGGGCGTCCTGCAGGGAATGGAGCACAGGGAGGTAGCCGTGAGAGGCAGAGCGTTAGGGAATAGCGGCGGTTCCAGCAGATCTCCGCCTAGAGACCCGGCCCTATTAGGGAGGGTGGGCGGGACACTCGACTAGTTCGGTTATAGGGAGTGCGGCTGGTGTTGCCGCACTCCCACTAATCGGCCTAGCCGAGACGACCACCAAACCGCACCATAACCGGAGGAAACCATGACTCGTGTCATCCCCAAACACGCCCGAATCATTAATCGGCGTTGGGCGTTGAAGGACGGGGAGGTGGCTTGGGTCGTGATGTACGACGCGACCGTGCCCTGCCGCCGTCGCGGTGAATCCAAGCTGGTTTTCGGTCTCGCTAAATACATCTCCCGTGGGGATGAAGTTATGATCCTCTCCCGCCGTGAGTATGGGGAGGAAGAGCTGAGCCAACTCCAGGACAGCTTTGAGTCTGCGTGTGCCACCCTCTAGTTGACGTGACAAGGAGGACAAATGCGAGCAAGAGACATTCTTCTCGTCGTGGGCACCACACTCTGTGCCATCGCCGTCGCCATTCCTATCACGGCGGCGCTCCACTCGGCGGAGCCCACCGCCGAGGAGCGGAGAGCCCGAGCGGACTCCAGAATCAAAAACAACACCAGGGTCGTGGTGTTGACAGTCGAAGGGCGGGAGCTCCCGTGCGTCGTGTGGACCGGAAGCCGCATGGGCGGGATCTCCTGCGATTGGTCGAGATGGGGTCAAACGCCCACCCCGGCCCCCACCAACTAGCACGCTGCATCCAATTCTCAACTCAAAAGGGACGATGATGATGATCGTCAACCTGACCCCGCACCCCATCCACATCTACGCGCCGGACACCCCGGATGTGGTCGGCCCGGAGCACAAACCCCTCTACACTATCCAGCCGTCCGGCACCTACGCCCGCATCACCACCACACGCACTCCCAGCGGCACCATCACGGTCGGCGGCTGGGAGGTCCCCCTCGTGGAAACAACCTACGGAAGTGTCGTTGACCTCCCCGACCCCAAGCCTGGGGTGCTCTATCTGGTGAGCTTGGCGTGTGCCACGGAGATGCGGCACTCCGGCCGAGACGACCTCATCGTCGTCGACAGGCTCGTACGCAACTCGGAGGGCACGGTTGTGGGAGCGCGCGGCTTCAGCCGCGTCGCGACGCGGATGATCGACCACGATACAGTCGACTAGCGGCATCACCGGTAGTTGGCAGCCCCGGTCTTCAGGCCGGGGCTTGCGCCGCCAACTACATCATTGAATAGCACCCATCGGAGGAAAAATGGCTTGGGACATTCTTCGCATCGGCAGACCGAAGCACTTGGGTGGTACGGATTACTACCGCCATGTTACCGCTGTCCAGTGCCCAAAGTGCCGGGAACTGGAGGTCACTGTATACGATGATTTCAGCGGAGAGTATCGGTGCATGGCGTGCGATAGAAATATCGGCACGCCTAAGGAAATCGTAATCACTGTTTGGAATGAATTCACCAATCACACAAAGTCGCAACAAGGGCGACGTCCCGGCTGTCGTTGGTGCCGTACCGGAACCTACGGTATGTGTGCTGAAGGCATGAAGTACCTCAGCAGGATCAGGGAGCACGAGGTTAGGTATGAGGTCCCCTACCTTGCCATTCTGGGGACAGGTCCGGACAGCATGATTGAGGTTCGCGCGCTTTGGCATACACAGGAGAGGGATATCACCCGGGTCATGCACCCACACGCTGTGCTAGTGGATCAGCCCCACATTTTCCAGGTTCTGTGGTGAACCTCAGCGTTGACCGGTAGTTTGGCGCGCAAGAGCCCCGGCCTTCAGGCCGGGGAGCGCGTCAACTAGGCGCGACACACCACCGCCGCCGCCCGGCAGCGGGGCGGCGGCTCCCATCTGATCGGAGGAGAGATTCCAATGGCACGTTCCCCGCGCATCTTCACCTTGATTTCCGCCCTCGCAGGTGACCGCATGCCCGAGGGTGCAGTTGAGCTTTCCGACCCAAGCTGCCCGTTCTCGTGGGCGTCACTGCCACCATCCGCCCAGCGATGGGCGGAGGAGCAGGGATACGGCAGCGACGACGCCGAGCTGCTGTACGTACTGCCCGGCGATGCAGAGGTCCACGGGTGGCCAACCTACCGCATTGAGCGCTGACCGGTAGTTGGGCGGCTTACTCCGGTCTTCAGGCCGGAGTAAGCCGCCACCTTCGTCACGCACACGTGTTAGTTTATGAGCCATGGAAGCCACCATTACCACGCCACCTATTCCGGACGCCATTCCTGATGGATGGGATCGCATCAATTTCTCGTGGTTCTGTACACGCATCTTCATGGAGGATCGTGTGCTGGAAACCGTTCTGACCGTACGTCGTTTTGATACTCGGGAGTGCGCTGCAACTGATCTCCGCAGCGTCCTTAAGACGCTGGGAAGTTGTGAAGAAGACCATGGCGATGTAGCCATGGCTCGCTGGTTTAAGGACCATGCGTACACCTGGGCGCGGCTGGATTTGGATAAGATCCCGGTGATTCAGCACGTTCTGTTCAATCACGGCATGCTAATCACAGGAATCATTGGTTTTGTATCGGGGACTGACCCAAAAATCACCCTTAAGCACCTGTTGAGTAACTCGGAAAATTTCTCCATCGTCATAAAGGAAGAGTAGCCGGATCTCCAGGGTTCCGGATGTATTTATTGAGCTCGGATTTCGAATCGGTTTTCCACACGGCAAACCGGATTCTCAATAACAGGTTTGGAAGCGGATTTTCCGGAAATCGGGAAATCTAAATGTCTGCGGACGTCCCGATGGATTTCGTGATTCTTTTTAGCTGACGAGAGGGTGAATTCATCGCGCCGTGTTTTCCGGATTCTGGGAATGATGTGCGCGGATTGACCGGATAGGTCACCCAGGTTACCGGATTGAACGGCGGATTTTTGATATCTCAGTGGTCCCGGTAAAAGCCGGATACGCTCCGTTTCGCACGTGAGGTTTCGCACGGCGAGCTTAACCAGGCGCGCCCGGATATTCCCGGGCGCGTCTTTTCTTGTACGTACCTCTGTATGTCCCCCTTGCGCATACCAGCTGCCATATCGCCATCAGATTACGGTGGGTGCGCGACGTCTTGCGCACCATCGCGCAGTGGGTTATCCTGCCAACTGATCACCGGCTCTGACCAGGCCGGGTAACCGCACCAAACCGGAGAGTGACGATGGCGAAGCGAGGTACCGGAATCCGGAGAGGTACCGGCATTCGTGAGTACCTGCCAGGGGACCGGATTTCCTGGATGCATTACCACCTGGATGGCACGGCTACGCAGCGGACCGGGACCGTGTGGGACGCAGCACCTCCCGTGCGTATGGGGGATCTGCACACGCGTGACAGCATCCAGGTGGCCTGGTGGGTTGTGCCTGATGAGGCACTCCCCACCGATGCCTACCACTGCATCGCTGTCGGCAAGGCACGCCGGGAAAAGCCCGCTCACGGCAGGTGGCTTGACGGGATCGGCGGAGCGTGGGTCACGGGTGGGACCCTGTACTCCAGCGACTACGTCGGCTCAGCGCCGGGATGGCTGACCAACCGCGCTGCTAGGGTGGCGTGGGAGACTCGTCAAGCCAACGCCGCCGCCGCTTAGCCCAGCTAGGACCTGCCAGCAAAGCCGCCGTCGGACCCCCGCCCTGCATGGGCGGGGGTCTTTTCGTCCTTAGTGTCTGATTTTGTATCACGATGCTATAACAACTGCTGCGCGACGCCTTGCGCACCATCGCGCATTGAATAACGTGTGAGGCACACGAACGAACGAACGGAGGTTCACCAAATGCCGCTCCCTCTGGAAATCAACATCATCCGGACCGCGCTCGCGGAGACCGGAGTCCCGCGCAAGGCGGTCCGGTACCGCAAGGTCGGCAGCGAGGCGTACGAGGCGTTCATTGTGGACCCTGAGTGGGCTGCCTACGTGGGGGAGTCTGCGCACGCCTACGCTCAGCAGTGCGGCCTTGACCTGTGGGTGGTCCGCCACCGCTGTGGCCATGTGGCTAGGGTCCGCATTCGCCTG